AACGATTTTTAGTAACATGTTTAGTTTTGCATCTGGAGTCACTAGGATGCATCTGGAGTCACACTAACGATTTTTAGTAACATGTTTAGTTTTGCATCTGGAGTCACTAGGATGCATCTGGAGTCACTAGGATGCATCTGGAGTCACTAGGATGCATCTGGAGTCACTAGGATGCATCTGGAGTCACTAGGATGCATCTGGAGTCACACTAACGATTTTTAGTAACTGTAGATGCAACGACGTTTGACTATGTCGCTACAAAATTTTATGTGCACACATTTGCAACGCAAAGAACAACTTCAACAAATGTTGTTATCAATTTATCTGTCGGATGGTTTGAAGACCAATAGGCGCGGTGTTCTGTACCCTACTGTTCCGAAATTAAGCAACACTAAAAGTGTTGCTTAATTTCTGGAGCAGTAAGGGTTTACGCTGTGTTCCGAAAAATTAAGCAACACTTTTAGTGTTGCTTAATTTTTCGGAACACGACGGTATAATATTTAAAAATGTTGAGAATGCAATAAAATGTGTCAGCTTGTGACTTGTTCAACATGTAAAAAATATTCATATGCAGGATGTGGAAATCATCTTGCGGCAATTTTTGCAGGAAAGAAATTGTCTGAGCTATGTGAATGTCCTTCAAATACAAAGGTTGCAGACTACCGTCGTGTTCAGAAATCAAGCAACACAGCGAAAACCCTTGCTGTTCCGTAACTACAGAACAACAAGGGTGCAAATGTGTTTCTTTGCGGTGGGATGCTAAAATTAATTTTTATTATAATTATTAATGGGTCCATTAGTCTATATTGGTGAATACATTCCAGGAATATATAGTGCAATTACAATATGGGATGTGTGGCGAGATGTTGCATCTGGTCAATTATATGCGAAATCAGCTGAATTAATAACGTCTGAGTTGTTAGGTGTCACATATAATCGTGTATCACCGCCACCAATGATTGGTTCCATCAAAATTTCGATTGATGATAAAATGAAACCAATTGATGCGAAAGAATCATATTTACAAAAATTAGATCGTGCAAGTCATTAATCATCTGCCCACCATGCATCTGTGTCTTCAATAACTTCCGCAGATGATTCTGTTGCTGGTTTAATTGATTCTAAAATCTCAATAAATGCTGAATTTGGTACAGATTTGTAAATTTCTTCAGGAAAAGCTCGAATGTGTTGTATTAGAAGGTCAATTGGATATCTATCGTTCGTTTTGTCTTCATGTGAAATCGGATCATAATGTGCAACATCATTGCGGCGACGTCTCAAAGCCTTAAAAACAGATGCAAGTGCAGTCGTTCTCTCAAATAAATATTTACTATTAACATCATTCAATGCTGTTCTAATTAATCTTTGTTGATCCTTAATATCACGCTTGTCAAGGCGAGTTCTTAAGTCTGCATTTTCAGCCTTCAGTTCAACAATTTCAGCTTTCAGTGTAGCGTTTTCAGCCTTCAGTTCAACAACATCTGCCTTCAGTGTAGCATTTTCGGCCCGTAATGTTGTATTTTCAGCTTCAAGTTTCGCAACACGTTCCTTTAATTCTGCATTTTCTTTGATGAGCGAATCGATTGTTTGTTCAAGGCCTTTTATCACAACTTCTACGAGATATTCTTCGCGTTTTTGTAAGCGAGCAACTTCCATTTTTAGAGCTTGATTTTCCTTAACAAGTGCTTCGTAATCTGATTTGTTGACTATAACAGCTTCTTTTGAGATTACAATGTCCATTGTTACTTTATAAACACTTAAAAATTTTAAATTACGCTTTCGACCAGAGAAAACCTTTGACAGTGTGACCATGTTCGCAAGCATCAAACAGAGTGGAGCGTGACACAGCCATTGCACGAATAACAGCATTAACGTTATTCCAAGATTTAATGACATTTTTTGTTATTGGGTCGATTTGATTGATTTTCACACCTTTGATTTCGAATGCATCTGGTAGTTTGTTGCTTTTTAGGTATTCTGTTTTCATACAGTCAGGTAAGTCATCATATTTCATGAGATGGCCGCCGGAGCATCTACTTCCGCGTTTTATGGCTGCGGCAATGGATGAAGCCGAAAGGCGAAGCACTTCGCCTGCGATTTTTTGGTTTGCGTAAACTGTTAGGATTTTGTCTGCATCATAATTTATAAGAGCAATATATCCTTTGTATTGTTGGATATTTTCAGCTGTTTTGCCAATGTCAAAGATAGTGTTGTCTGGGGTGTCACGAGAGATTTCGAACCAGCGATATCCCTTGTAAATCGTTTTGTTATCACATGCGCTTTCAATGCCATTTGCTGATGCTGTAGGAATATGGCGTGCAGCATCTGTGAAACCTTCATATGTAGCAATAATTTTGTTGTGGTCGACTGGATCATATTGCTGGATTTTGTTGCCACGGGAACCCTTACGTTTTTTAGGGAGAGGTATATGAGTAACTTCTGGAGGTATTGGTTCCTTTAACATTTCAGTCATATTCTTAATAATTAATAAAAATGTTTCAGAATCGTATTTATCTGCGAGTTTAATGCATTGGCTTAGATTTTCAGCCATCAAAAGTTTATATTTTTCTAACGTGTCCATTATTCAATTTACAGCGAAAACCTTTATGTTGTGTAAATTTAGTGCATCTTGTGAATTATACTTGTTTAAATAGATAATTACGGTTTACACTGGTGTGCGCAAAAATTGAAACTAAAAAAACAGAGTATTGTTGCATTAATAAAATGGAAAAAGATAAGTGTGAATATAAATCGTGTAAACGTGAACAATCCCTCGAATTTGCACCATATTGCACAGAACATGAGCGCTATTTTCGGATAGCAGATGCAGCCAAACGCAATGTTAAACTATGCGATCCATTACGTGGATGTTTTGAAGAAATGACGGGAAAATATAAACATTGTGAACCTTGTCGTGAAAGAGCGAGACTCTGTGATAAAGCAAATAAAGCCAAAAAACGCGAGGCTAGTGCAGAAATAATCGAAACTACGCATACAACTACTAAATTACTAACATGTATAAAATGTTGCAAACCATTTGAAGAATTCAAAACAGATATGGGCAATATTAGTAAAAGATGCAATCCTTGCTACAGAAATCAACTAAAACAAGAAGCTAAACGTAGTGGTACACATACGCATGCACGAATAAGAGAATTAGATATTGACGGAAAATACGGAGATCTAAAGTTAGATATTAGCAAATGCTACAAATCAAATCCTGAAGAAAAAAACATATTTACTATAACAAAAGACCAATTCGCAAAGATTATTAATAATCCTTGCACATATTGTGGTGAATCATACAAACCTCTTGAAATGGAAATTGACAGAATTGTTGTTGAAAATGGTTATAAACCTGGTAATTTAGTGCCAATATGTACTAATTGCAAAATATTTAAGAATAATGAATCAACCGACAAATTTGTTGAATTTTGCTATTATTTATCAGTTAAATATGGATTAGTAGAAGATAAACGTGGTCCAGATGATGCAATATTTGACGCATATTTATATGGAAGACCAAAAATATTACCATATGGAACATTTAACGCGTCAATTAAAAATAAATACAAGAATACATTGTCAAGTGATGAATACAATGAAATTGTATTAAATGATTGTTATATATGTGGTCATAAAGCAACAGACAAAGATTTAAATAATGTTGTATTAGCAAACAATAACATTGCAATATTTAATACAAAAACATCAGTTGCGTGCTGTAATATGTGCAAATATATGAAATCAAGTAATACAGTTGAACAGATGTTGAATACTGCACTTAAAATTACAATACATACATATGATCTATATGAAGATATACGTGAAAATCGTGAAAATGCCATTTATCCAGTGCCAAATACAGTATATTCAACTATTCTTCCGCTCTTAACTTAAATATCTGGCGGAATAAACATTTTATGTGTTGTACGAGTGTCTTTAGGAACTAAACCAGTTGGAGTATATAATTCATCATAAAATAAATATAGTGCAGCCCATCGACTAAATGACCATTCGAAAACAGATGTTTGCGTAAATATATACATTTTTAGAAACTCAACCAGATATTTTAATTTTTCTTCAAACGATATTTTGACGAGTTTGTCTTTTGCATCCTTGAAATTATCTGGGTTGAAACGTATAAATAAAATTTGTTTATCAATCGCAGCTGAAATATCATCCATTCTGGATAATTCACATGATTCATTGTTTCTCTTATGTTGATGTTCATCGACTTCAATAATGCACAGTTTTGTATTACATGGAAGAACATAAACAATATCTGCGCGATATTGTGTACAACCGGTTCTACAATCATATTGCGAAAATGTATATCCAAAATGTTCGTATAAATATGTGACTGTTTTATATTCTTTAGAATGTAATGGAACGCCGTCATTTCTGCATGTTGAACAAACTGCACCAATTGTCGTTCCATTTGTTCCACATATAGTACATAAATTGCTGCCTGTGTATGACACCCGTTCTTCAATCGGAATATCAAGCCTTGTATATTCAATTTCTGAACAATATTTGCACCATATTCGTCGATTACTTAATGTGCCAAACGATGGTTGAACTATACCACATAATTTACACACTTTATGTAATGAAACTATATCCATTTTTGTTTTTCCGATTTTCGTTATTTCAACAACAGCACATTTAATACACCATATATAATTTGGTCGTTCATAACCGAAAGTTGCTTGTTTATTATTGCATGCAATACATTTTTTGTGAGAATCAATTCGCATATCTTTTGGTAATTCAAGCAATTCCCATTCGATGTCAGCACATGATTTACACCATTTTTTTGGTTCACTGGGTATTCCATATCCAGGTTGAATTTTCTTACATGTGACGCATTTTCGATTTGAATCAAATCTTTCAGAAAGAGGAATTTGTCTGGCTTCGTATTCAATTTCTGCACATGGTTTACACCATATCTTTGGTTCAATAATAGTTCCATAGAATGGAACTGTTATTTTGCATCGATCGCATTTAGTTATATAGTCTGCTTTCTCTTCATCAGCAATACTCAGACGTATATATTCTTGTTTAGCACAATCTGAACACCATAGCCGTGGATTATCAATTATACCATAATGGGGTGTTTTAACATGACACACTTCGCATTTTGGTTGTGAATCAAATCGATTTTTTAATGATATTTCTAATCTATCATATTCAGCTGTCGCGCATGTTGCGCACCATTGATAATTATCATCAACTGTTCCATATGAAGCTTTTAGCTTTTTGCATAGTTTACACAATTGATATGGCACTTTAATATTGTCTTTTGTAACATCGGAGCTCTCAATTTTCTTGTCTCTACAAGATGCACACCACTGCCGTGGAGCATCTTTTGTTCCGTATGACGCTCTTTTCTTTTTGCAAACAACACATTTTGTATTATTAGCTTGTATTTCATCAGATTTAATTGCATTCTCGCGGCAAAACTGTTCAGCGCAAGCTTTACAATATATAATTGGTCCATCGCCTATCCTATATGATGCACGTAATGTACATTTATCACCTGCACATTTTTTATTGTTAGATATTTGTTTTTCAGGTGGTACTGCATGTTTTTTATACATGTTTGTAGCACATGTGGAACACCAAATAATACCAAGTTCTGGTGTTCCTCTTGTTGGAACAGTTTTTAAACATTCCTTGCATTTTCGCTGTTTAGTTGTTCTTAGCTCTTCAGGTATACTGTTATCTTCCCAGTATTTAGTAGCACACGATAGACACCATTTTTTCTTTTTGTCTCCAACGCCATATGCTGCGTATTTTACATGACATAATTCGCATGGTTTATTGCCAAATTTAATTATTTTGTCCATAATGCGTACGTAAATGTTGCTAAAAATTATGTTCAATTCTACGGCTCCACTCCTGATTTTGTTTTAAGTCTTTCATGTTTTTTTTGCTGTGATGCCATTACTCTGCACCTTTCACATCGCTTGAATCCTACATCTGGATCTATAATATTATTGCACGTTTTAGTGCTGCAAAATACTAAATGTGTTTTTTCCGCTGTTTTTTTTGCAGTTTCATATGCATCGTGTACTAAACAATATCCATTTATAGTTTTTTTAGGATTTTTGCAACCTTTATGTAAACATACTTCTCCAAGGGTTTTTGTTTGTAATCTATAATGATGCATACATGTTTTAATGTTTCTTTCAAGTAATTCAGCAGGAACTATGTTTTTGCATCCATGTGTTTTAGATTTTCTGCAAATAATAACAGGTATATCATCTGTAGTTCTATATTTTTTATGGCGTTCACAGTAGTTACTTTCGTCGCATAATTTCGAACATTCGGTTCCTTTTGATGGGCCAGTTTGTAATATAGCTTTACAATGATATTCAGCGGGAGTCGTGTCTGTCATGACTGATGTAATAAATTATAAGAGTATTAATTTTATGTTCAATTTTTGTTTTATGATTTTGGACGACCATGCGAAAAACACGACACTCAAGCATTCCTAATTCGAATAAGCCACGCCCGCCATACCACTCATCACGCGTAATACATTGTAATTGGTTGCAAAGACCTTCACAGCAGCAGTTGCCGCTGCATTTACGGTGTTGGCTGAGAGAGTGAGGAGGAGAACAGCGTTATCAATGCGGCTCATGTTGCAGGTACCAGAAGGCTGGTGTTCCTGTGGGCGGAGACCGAATGAATACACGTTAATACCCGTTGCTGGGATGTTAGTGTGGTGTTGGTATGGTTGCACCAGGTTGAAGTATTTGCCTTCACGTTCAACAAAACGATCATGGCCGTTCAGTTGGAGTTTACCAACAACAACAGGGTTCTTGCCTGCCATGCTACCATCCAGCTGGGCGTAACCTGGATTCAGGGCCGCTGAATCCCAGAAGTCGCTGTAGTTGAATGGCTGTTGGCCCTTGTAGGGGTCAACCACCGTTGCATCACAGCTCACAAAGCTATCGCGTTGCACAACCCATACCAGTTCTTTGCATGGATGGTTGAATGACAGTTTTAGTTTATTTTGGGTAGAAGTGACTGATTCAGCACCCGTGTATTGAACCTGTTCTATGAGGTATTCATGTGAAACCTGCGCGAATCTACGTCTTTCCTCCGTATCTAAATAAATGTAATCTACATATAGCGAAGCAGACACCAGACCTGCAGAAGCAACGCGATCACGCACGGCAGTCACGTTGGTCCAGCACAGATTCTTCAGTTCCTGGAGTTCCAGGTTAATCTTCACTTCATGGTATTGGAGTGCAACGAGTGGCAGTGCAAGACCTGGGTTGCGACAGAACCAGAATTGCAGTGGCACGTACAGCGTGTATTCAGGTGCGCATTTACGAGTTGCAGTTGGCTGCAGTGGGTCGGCTGGGGCGCAATCGCCATCGCAGTCAGCACCACCTTGCACCAGCAGGTCCATCAGTTCTGGCACATGGCCAACCATTTCAGCATAACCGGCCTGTTTGCCTGGTTCCTGCGTCAGTTCATTCCAAATTTGCAGCCAGTCAGCATAGTGAGTATCAATCACTTGACCACCGATTTCGACTTCCACTTTCTTCACAAGGGCATGACCAACCCATGGGAGCCAGCGGAATTCCGCGCTTGCACCATCTGAAGTTTGGAGAGTGACTTGTGGGAGAGTTGCTTGGAGGTACACGCGGTGGATAAGATCACCATTGCGGCTAATGGTGCAGACCACTTTGCGGCCGAAGTTGGCAGCACCATTGAACGTCTGTTCAATGGCTTCCATGGCAAAGTTCGTGTGGCGACGGTAGACGACCTTGAAGACAAGGAAAATACCCTTCCTTTCGGAATATTTAGGGACCGTTAACCCTTAGGGATTGGACTATAACTTATGCCTTTAGTTGCCTTAGCAACTAAAAACCCATCACCATTTAGTCTCTGAACTGCATCCATCGATTCCTATTTGAAATCATTAGGACTTGGCTGCGGATTGCCCAATCTTTCACATTTTTACCATACCCAAGTTTATTCTTGGCCATCAATGTTTTTCAACATTAATTTGGTAGCGAAAGCTCTAAGGGTGTTCCCGCAATTTGATGATGTCGCAGCGTAATGCAAACGCATTACACCACTAACAGCTGTGGTTATCAGTCAGTTTCTTTAACTGACCGCACATGCACCACTAACGGATTTATGAAGCGACTATGCATATGTTTGTCACTTCCCGACTGTTTTTCTACCCCCTTCTTAGTTCGAGGTAATCTGTGGGTTGCCAGTAAGATAGACATCTTGCGCGCCGTAGGCGACGAGTTGCATTAGACCACCACCCATATTGTTTAATTATACCTCACCGTGACATAATCTTTTTGGAAAACACCTGGTTTTTGTTCACCTCGGATTTTTGCGTTTTTAGGCACTTTTTGAAATTTCCATATTTTTTTCATTTTGGTCATTTTTCTATTTAAACATTCAAATATATATGATTTCATAGGACTTTCTAATAACTCGCGAAAATTAAGCGACGTTATTAGTATAAATTATTTTCTCGAGTTATATATTTACAATGTCATTCAAAACGAAAACTGAACCTAAACGTCCAGAAAAAACCAATGTTTCCATCGATACCATGCATTCACGTATCGTTTCTAAACATATGCATGATATTGAATCCGTTGCGGATAAGCAGGAACTTCTTGAAAATCTTGAATATGAATTATTGGCAATCAAAGATCCATATCTTAAAATTGTCAAAGAAGATGAATTGAACACACTACGTGGTTCAATTGATCATTTAATGTCAGGTGATGATTTGCTTGACTACTATATGGATGCAGGTGAGTATCTATATAAATACTATGAAACTACAACCAAAAAAACTAAATCCAAACTAACTCCCAAAAAATCCGCTCCATCAGGGTCAGTTCTGTCATTTCTCAAAAAGAAAACCGATAAACCAGTTGATTCACCAATCGAACCCCCCAAAGATGCATCTAAAGATACATCTAAAATGTCATCTGACCAACTAATCGATAAATACATGATGGCGATTAATTCGTCATGGGATAGTGGGAAGGCTGAGGATGACATATCTGCACATTGTGAAGATTGTGGAGCACCGCTTGTTCTGTATGAAAATGAATCGCGTCTTGTATGTACAAATCCAGAATGCGCAGTTGAAGAACAAATTCTTATCGGTTGTGGCGAACCGTCGTACAAAGAACCACCACGTGAACAGTCCAGTTTTCCATACCGTCGCATTAATCACTTTAATGAATGGCTTGCACAATTTCAAGCCAAAGAAAGCACTGAAATACCAGATGTTGTTTACGATCGCATTAAAGATGAACTGCACAAAGAACGCGTTGTTAATTTTTCACACCTTACGATTGATAAAGTCCGACAAATCCTTAAAAAACTTGATTTATCGAAATACTATGAACATGTTCCACATATTATTAGTAGACTTAATGGCATTTCTCCACCAGTTCTTTCAGCTGAAACTGAACAACTATTGCGCCATATGTTCAAGGAAATTCAATTACCATTCAATAGACATCGACCAGTTGGTCGCAAGAATTTCCTTTCATATTCTTATGTTTTATACAAATTCTGTGAATTACTCGAAATGGATGACTTTCTTTCGCGTTTTACACTCCTAAAATCCCGCGACAAATTAGTCGAACAAGATAATATTTGGAAACTAATTTGCAGGGACCTGGATTGGCAATTCATTAAATCCGTCTAATGGGGGATACCGTCGTGTTCCGAAATTAAGATACACTTTTAGTGTAAGACCTGTCCACCTTTGGTGGACAGGTCTTTTAACCCCCGTTCTGGCTTTGCCAGAACGGGGTGTATCTTAATTTCGGTAGTCTACGGTACTCTACGGTATACCAATATTTTTACGCATTGCGTTCCATCCTGTCGTTGTTTTACATTCATACCGTAATCCAAAATCATTTTGAAAACGCTCTTTAACAAGTTCTAAGTAATCATTTGCTGCGGCATACCATACTAACCATCCGCCCGGTCTTACATGTTCTAACGCAGATTTTAACATATTGTACAATTCTAATCCAATAATTTCATCTGGGATTTTAACTAAAAACATTGATGCAACAAGTTCTGCAATAATTTTTATTTTGTCATATGTCATCGGTAAATTATGGCATATTCCGGCGCCAGCTATAATGCCACTATATTCTGCGATGCAATCAGGTGCACTTATTAATAATACAGACGAAGGACCAGTTGGACACATTTGCATCAACATTGCATTCAAACTGGTGTAATTTTTCATTAATGGTGCATCTAATGAACATGTTATGTTTTGAAGGTAAAAAATGCGCGTTTCAAGTGGCATACCCGTTATATGTGCAGCAAAGTCTCCTGGTTTCCATCCTTTGTCTGCAGGTATTCCCCAATCCCTTACAAAGCTTTGTATAGTTCTATGTGGAACTATCATTGCATATTGTGGCTCTTCCTTCAGTAATTGCGCAATTACATCTTGTTCCCAATTGCCATGCCACCATTGTTCCATTGATGCTTCTCTCCATACTCGTCCCAGAAAATCATCCAGTTCTGGTCCAACTTTACATATCATCATACCACAATTGCATATTGGTTCCGCCGTCGGTTCCGCGCTTATCATAATACATGCATCTGACACAGCGAACTGACGACTAATGATAAATGACTCAAGCTGTCTGTAAACATCAGTGATGCAAATATCATCATCTATCCAAACAACGTAATCCGTATCACGAGCAGCGGAGGCAGCAAGCAGTGCAGGTATTTTACTCCATGAAATATGCCGCTCAGATGCAAGTGTTGTGAAGTGTGTTTCAAGTATATAATTGTGACGAATGCAATAGTCATGCATACGTTGAAATGTTGTTGTGTATAAACTTGGTCTGTCACTGATTGAAATCACTTTGATTCTTATGCTGGCCGTTTTGATGCTAAACATTGAAACTTATGAATCTATATTAAGCAAAAATTTAAATTAATGCCTTGTTCTGGTAACGCCAGAACGTTGGCGTCGACTTTTGGATTTTTTAGTGGTTTTCGTGTAACGTTTTAGTGTTTTTTTCGCAGGAAATTTTTCAATTGGTCGTCTAAATACGGCTGATGCGGCCGCAGATAATTGTTGGGTTTCTATCTGTTCGGCAGATAATTGTTGAACAGCGTTTGTCATTTACTGTATATCAACAAAAATGAATCTAAACATTTTCAACTATTTTTCATTTTCTACTATTCGCCAGTAAAATGTCGTTTCTAAAAATCGTCGATTCAACCGTTTCACCGGCGGATTTTCCCCCGGCAAAACCAGCAATGCTTTTCAAATACGCACTTGACCCATTTCAGCAACATGCTGTTATGGCCATTTCGCGCGGAGAAAATGTGCTTGTAACAGCGAAAACTGGTTCAGGCAAAACATTTGTCGGCGAATATCAAATCGCTGAATCGCTCAGTAAAGGCATGAAAGTGTTCTATACAACACCAATCAAATCCCTTTCTAACCAAAAATTTCATGATTTGAAAGAAATGTTTGGTGAGGCTGCGGTTGGAATTATGACAGGTGACATTAAGTTCAAACCAGATGCACCCATTATTGTTATGACTACAGAAATCTTGCGAAATCTTCTTTACAAAAAAGATGCATCTACAAAGGCTCTTGGAATTAGCGCACAACTATCAATTGATGGCTTAGATGCGGTTATTTTCGATGAAGTACATTACATTAATAATGCAGACCGTGGTACTGTATGGGAAGAGACTCTTATCCTACTACCGCCACATATTAATCTCGTACTACTATCTGCTACTATTAGTGAAGCAGATGTTTTTGCAAATTGGCTTGGAAATCTTAAACGCAAACCGATAAATCTAATTTCAACACTTCATCGCGTTGTTCCACTAGTTCACTACGCAATTACACATGATGGTGCAACCGTTGGTATGAAATCTATTATGGATGCAAAAAATCATTATGATGCCGTTGCATACAAAGATTGGTATAAATACCATGGTACACAATGTGGAACAACATTTGTTCATCGACTAAATACGACAATGCGTTGGATGGAACATCGCGGTATGTTACCTGCGTTGAATTTCATATTCTCCTTGCGAGGATGCGAAAAATATGCGGCAGCAATTGAAGGTTCCTATTTGGATTCTTCAGAAGTTGCAGATGTTAAACATATTTTCTCTTTTCATCTTCACGCACATCGTGCACGCATCGAACATCTTGAACAATATCATGTAATTCATGATTTATTGTTGCGTGGAATTGCATTTCATCATAGTGGATTGCATCCACAATTGAAAGAAATTGTTGAATTGCTATTTTCGCGCGGATTTGTGAAAATACTCTTTTGTACAGAAACATTTTCGGTTGGCATCAATATGCCAACGAAAAGTGTTGTATTCTTAGAATACAAAAAACATGATACAATCGGGTTACGTATGTTGCATCCGGATGAATATATGCAAATGGCCGGACGTGCTGGTCGCAGAGGAAAAGATGACCGTGGATATGTCTTATATTTACCTTCACGTGAAGCAGCTTCACCGGACGAAGTTCGTGTGATGATGACCGGTGCATGTGCAGCAGTTGAATCTAAAATGAATTTCCAATGTGAATTTATTTTGAAAACGCTACAAGCAGGTGGAACAGTTTCATGGAAAACTATTCTATATGATTCTTATTGGTGCAAACAAAAAATGGCGCTAATAGAATCTACGGAAACAAACATTTCTAAGCTTGAAGCAGATCTTGATGCAATTGTTGAAACTGCTGAAGTATCTGTGGCGCTTAATGAACGCGAACATTTAGAAGCGGCTTTTAAGAGCACGGCTGCTGCAGCAAAGAAAGATGCACAGCGCGCACTTGACCAATGGCGTGGACGACATTTGCATCCTTCATGGGATGCTGCATGGAAAGCTCGCCGTACGCGAACGCGTATTGTGGCTGACATTGCTGCACTACATGCACGAGTTGCAGCGGAAATGGCCGCAATTGAGGAACCTATTCTGGAAACCATACGGTTCCTTATAACTACGGGATTCCTTAAAGCGGATGCTGCGGCCGTCGCGCCAGATGCATTAACATCGGCACATTTAACTGAAGTAGGTGTGCTTTCAACCGAAATTAACGAAGGACATCCTTTGTTAATGGCTGAATTATATTGTTCAGGATTATTGGCATCGCTTTCTGCGGCTGAAATCTGTACCGTTCTTGCATGTTTTATACACGAACGTGGTACAGATGACGATGAAATGATTCCAGTAAGTAGTCTGGATGTATCCGATGATGTTAAGCGCGCATTAAAACATGTTGCTGAAAAAGCACGTGAATATTCAAGCGAAGAAAACTTAAGAAATACATGGATTGAACCGGTTGCCAGATGGGTTGCCGGTGACGATGGCGCTGCCATTTGTGCAACATATGAAATATACAGTGGTAAATTCATACGCGCAATGTTGAAAATCGCGAACTTAATGGAAGAATTGGAACGTATTGCAACATATACACGCGATATTGAATTACTTGATAAAATTAAGAATATTAATAGCGTATTAGTGCGAGATATGGTTATTCCAAATAGTTTGTATTTACGATGATTTGCTGCATCACTGCATTTTTTATTTTGAAAAATATTGCTCGTCTAAAACTATTTGCGTGACGCTTTGCGTAATGCTTTGCGTAATGCTTTGCGCGACGCTTTGCGTGATGTTTTGCGTGATGTTTTACGCGACGTTTTACGCGATGTTTTACGCGACGTTTTACGCGACGTTTTACGCGCGCCACCTTCCTGTTGGAGTAGGCGGTTCATAAATTCTCTTTCCTCCCTCGCACGTATTGGAGCAATCAATGGTTCAAGGTATCGAGGAACATGTGCACCTGGCGTATAAAATATTTGATAACCATCAGGATATGTAACCGTTGGTGACGTTGATTCACCTGTTATTACAGGTAATCCACCATGTTGTGCTGCATATGGATCAACATTGTTCATTTATTATATAAATACGATTATTATATTTTAAAGTTCTGAAAATATCACGGCACAACAATGTCAGAACTGTTCATCCTTGATGGATAGTTTTTCAACCCCATTCTAGCAAAACTATAATGTGGTACCGTAGACTACCAAAATTAAGCTACACTGAAAGTGTCAGAACTGTCCACCTTTGGTGGACAGTTCTTTCAACCCCCATTCTGGCGGAGCCAGAACGGGGTTTAGCTTAATTTTGGTAGTTCTACGAAAGCCGGCCTCGGTCCGAAAGTTTTTGATGCAATTCGCGAACGCGAATTGTGTCAGAACTGTCCACCAAAGGTTGACAGTTCTTAGGTAGTCTTCGGAAAGTGAATAAAAAATGTTGTTCAATCGGCGGTTTTAATTCTAAATACAATACGTCGTTTCCAACATCGTTGCATCATATTACAGAAATATTCAACATTAACATATGTTCCAATATTTGAGGTATCCCCTATGATTTTAAAGACTTGCCGCCATTCTGGTGAATACACTTTAATACCCTTGTCAGTCACATCAATAACAACCGCAGTCATTGTTCCAACCGCAGCACGTAAACAAATATTTACTAATGCGTAATCTCGGTCATGTGCTTTTGCAGAGTGTTGACGCTGATTTAGCCAATTAATATCACATGCTGCTACGCCAGGTTCGCCTTTTAACACACGTTGATTTACAATGTCAGCATATCGCCTTAGCGGTGATGATGCATGACAATACAGTTGCTGTGATAATCCCCAATGTGCTACATCGGCTTCACCAACAGCAACATATGTTGCTGCTGCATATGCCAAAAACGCAGCATCAGCAGGAAGTGCTTCCAACATTTTCACATCAGCTGCGGCGTGCCGGCGTAAGATGCCACCAGCACCTGCAGCCACAAGTTTCTTTGCCGCTTCAACATTGTAAAATACCATTACGGCTTCAATCCAATCATGTGAATCAGCAGATGCAGGTCGTTGAAGACCTAACGCCGCACGCAATGATGTTGATATTGCATGTAAAACGGCTGCATATGCATCACTATATATACTTTCATATGTATGTGTTATTCGATTTGTCAAAACAGTTTTAGCCCATCGTAAATCGCACGGACCTTTCTCCGCTGTCCAATTGAATACCAAAGAAACTGCTAATTTCGCTTTTCCCGGCATTAAAGATGCAATATCTTCACATAGCCGTCCCGGTAACATATTTCGTGGCTGACGACCATCTTGATATAGCGTTTGCGCAGAAAGTGCCGCAATGCGGTCTATTTCGCTACCAGGTTTAACATATTCAGCTACATCAGCAATACTAATTGCAACTGTATAACCATCGCCATCCGGTTCAATCGAAATTACATCGTCAGCATCTTTGCATCCAGGAGGGTCAATATTTGCTGACCAGGACCAGTCAATAATTTCACGATCCGCAGGTGGTGGAAGTTCAACAATTGCAGCTTCAATACGTGCTGGATATACTGCGTATGGCGAATAACGCCAATAAAGTGCATCTAATTCAGCTGTGCGATCACCAACAGGTCCAAAAACTCGCGTTATCGCACCTCGTGGAAATGTTGTATTATCCCAATCCATAAAGTCGACAAGTGCAATACGATTCACAGATTTGTCACGTTCAGATGATGCAACCAGAAACGATGGGTAACTTTCGTTGTATGGTGTAAACAAGTAAATTGGTATAGACCGTGCATTGAAACCATATCGGTACTTAGACGATAACTCTAATACACCAACAATATTAGTATGTTTAGCGCGTTTGAAAACTGTGCCGTCAACAAGCATATCTCCTGGCAAGGCTTTCGCAGCTGTTTTTGCATCATCAAACGCCGTGGTTGTTTCTCCGATAATTTGAAAATGTTTATAATCTTTGGTATGCAAAATACCGGACATTTTTTGGCAGATTAAAAAGAATTAATGGTGGCTTTCAATATTAATGCACACTATCGCGAAAACATGCACAACACAGACTACCAAGATATCTTGCGAAGCATTTATATGATTTTTGTTGTTCTTTGGAACAACCTCCACATCTGAAACGAATCATTGTTTTATCATTAATTGTTTCGTATTCTTCAAGTAGTTGTATTTTTTGTTTCGCTACAAGTTCACGAAATTCAACAATTTTGTTTATTTTGGCAGGCATTTTCTCACTTTCTGATAAAAATGTTTATATAATTATAATGTGTTCAATATTATGAAGATGGGCGATGAATATCATACAACACATCAACCACCTTAGTTATTGGATAATATTGTATGTATATGTCAACACATTCGGTCCATTTGGCTGTTGATATTTTCGATTCAATATATTTCGCTTCAATCGAATTACATATTTGTTCAAGTAATTCATTTGATATTGCATGTGATATTTCTGGATAGATCGCAGCAATATTATGTGTTATTGTTGCACTTATTTTTGTGTTGTTCTTTAAACGATGGAGATATGAAGAAATAAGCACTTTAGTAAAGCCATACGGAGGTGCAGATGTATTCATATGTGCAACAACAAAACGCACAGTCTCACTTGTTGCTGTTGAATTTTTAATGCTAACAAGTTTTGTTATTTTATTGCGAGATTTTTCAATTACTGCTTCTTCTGCATGAATATTTTTATTAATCTCTGCTATACAATTTACATCAATTGTTTCTGATGGAAATACTTTTGATGACGATGCCCCCATTTTAGCTATGATATGATATTATGTTTTACATTGCAATTTTAACGTCGTGCTAATAGCGCAAAATAACATGCGGCGGTACACTCAACATCATATACGGCATTATGTAAACGCGCTACATCTGGTGCCACACCAGTCAAATGCTTATATGATTCACTTAGTTTAGGGTATTTGTATCCAGTTCGACCTCCTGTTTGCGGTAATTTACAAATGCCTCGTGAATTACTCATTGTGCATATATAACCTTTTGCATCTATCGCATTAATAACATGTTTCTTTCCAATGCGATGTAATTCAGACTTAATCACATTCAAATCAAACATAATGTTATGGCCAACAATAACATTCGCGCGTGCAATATCACGCAGAAACACTTCGACTGCATCTGACATTGGTACACCTTTTGCCATTGCAATTTCAGTTGTAATTTTATGTATTGCAGCAGCCTCTGCTGGTATTGTGAATCCGTCTGGCCGAATAATAAGATCTCTCATTTCTACTTGTTTACCTGCATCATCATATAGCCCCCATGTCCATTGCACAATGCGTGCGCCAGCATATTTGTCAACATCTGTATAAGGCGGGTAAGTTTCATGTGCTTCTCTGTCAGGAAGGCCTGTTGTTTCTGTATCCAAGACCATAGTTAGTGGTTGTGGAAGAGCTGGCGGCGTAGCCAATGCTGTTAACAATTCTTCCCGTTTCAGTTTGGAAAATCCTTTGATACCACGAGTTTTTGCGAGTTGTTTTAATTCTGCGACTGTTTTGCCTTCCATTGTGTTTCTATTGATTAAAAATGTATGACTAAGTTGGACTCAATTCGGGGGAACATCAACTGTATTGAGTTGTTACGCAACTCAATACAGCTGATGTCCCCTATAATCCCCTTTCCTACAATAGACCAGGAATGACAAAGTGGGCGGAACAACTTCCCCAAAATGCATAGCATCCTGATTAGATGTTCTATACCTATACGCATTTTCTATGATTATTGCTAATACATTATTAATTGTCTTCAATATTGTAGTGTTTTCTCCTCCATTCGGCTGATATATGCAATAATTTCAGCATCTGTGTATGACTGTTCATTCAAGCGCATACCTTCAATATATTTCTGTGGAAGTGGTAAACATTTATCAATCGCTACAGTAGCAGCAGGTTTCACATATCGCATATTAACAATTGGATATACGTTGCTAAATCTACATGATGTGAGAATGCCATTGGCAAATAAATTCATATGACCATACGTTATAATATTGTAATGCGCAACAGATTCTTCAATAATTCGTTTTGATACAAGAGAGGGTGATGTGCCATTCCACATGAATGTTGTCGTACCCATGGGTGTTGCATCAGTCATTGGATATGTAAATTCACCAGCTTCTTTATTGAAAATGCGATGTTGATTAATTGTTCTTAGTTTGGTACCATTGCTAAATGTTAGTAAATTGTATTCAGGTGCAATTTCCCGGCGTTTTATCCACAATGGTTTAGCAAATGACAGCCTTGAATTATCGAAATTCCAAACAAGTAATGTATCATCATATGTAACCATTTCGATGGGTTTAACTGAAAAATCGGCGAGTGTAATAAGCGTTCCTTCAGCCAAACATAACATTGCTTCGGCAGATAATTCGAAACCATAAGATGTTCCTAATGTATTTGTAGCATATGCACGTGCATAAATTATTGCTGGATCCATAACATTAAATATCGTAGAATACGGGCCAAGACCACCAGATGGGTCGGTTTCTACATTATCAGCTATAGTAGGATTTCCGGTAGTGTTCCACACAACACCGCGCGCTGTTACAGCGGAAGTACCAGTGCTAAGAACGTTGCCAGTGAAAATCATACGTGTAACAAAATCATACGCTGCAAATGAAAGGGTAGAAACTGTTGGTAAACCAGGTACAGTTTGTAAACCAAATATTGTGCTAAGTTCCGCGGCTGTTATGGAGCGAATACCTTGTGCAAGGTCAGCTGGTCCTACTGCACCAGCAGTAAGTCGCGGATTTGCATCAGTTGTTGTTAATAGACCCAAGTCTAAACGTCGACGACGAATAATATGCATTGCCGCACCAGTCTGTGTTTTTGCCGCTCGAATACGTTGTGATTCATCCATTTAGATGCAGTTTATTATATGGTAGATAAAATGTCAAAAGTCAAAATAGTACTTAACGATGATTGTATAATCACCCGCTTAGAAACAATTGAACCTTTGCTTGCAAAGTTCCCTGTGAAAGATAATGTTATACGTATTGGTCGAACAGCTGCACGATTCAAACTAATTATCAATTACTTGCGAAACTCAAAGCACGTTTTTAGTGCATCATCGAAAGAAGATGCAATTATAGCAGGCATTGCATCGGATGATGTGGATGAAACGGTTGTTGCACTTGATGTAGGTGGCCGATTATTTCATGCGCGTCGTGCGATTTTAGCTGGTGGACTAACATATTTCGAATCGCTATTCAAGTGGAACCCGGAGAAAACTGATTTTACCGACACATTTATTGATAGAGACCCAGATGTATTTCAACATATTTTGGACTATATCGAATATGACAATACAACTTTGGATACAATTGTACTTGAAAATGAATTTTTTGGTTTCACGAAAAATATAACCACACGTTTACTTAGACCTAATTGGCAACACGACAAAAATACAGGTTTTACAATTGTACCAGATAAGAAATACAATTGGATGGGCGATTCCGCAAAATCAATATGGAGAACAGAAAACATTCAACAAATGCAGTCATTTATATGTAAATATAAATATACTGATGTTTCCATACATGATAACAACATTACATATGTTATTGATCGTTCAAGCGACCTGATAAACGGCATATTTTTGAAAATCAATATTAAACCAGATGATTATACTGAAATTACAATTGATAATTGTTATGACATATTGAAAACTGTTAATATTTTTTACAAAGATATGTGTGGTGACAGCGATCAAAACATGTATGGATTTAACGGGAATATATTAAGATTATATGCTTGTAAAAATACGAAATATGTTCCAATAATGAAAAAAGAGCATGATAACACTTTAACTATTACATATAATCTTGGAACATATTTTTCACATGATACAAAAACAGCAATTCCACATGTAGCAATACAATATATGCAAGCAACTATTAATATTTGTCTTCATACTACAGGAATTACTATTATAAATAGTGCAATAATTACGGATAATGTTTATTTGCAATCAGATGAACATAGAGAATTTGCACAACGCCCATATCAATTACCATTATATAACAATTATTCAACATCCATTCAATCAAACAATACAACAAAAACAATAATTGATATTCCTGATGGGTTCGATATTCAAAAATTGTATATTTCATACAATTCTGACGGTGGAAATCTGGATTCAATTAATTTTGATGGCACATATAATGTTGGCGGAATCTATCCAGGAAAATATGATTATTTCATTGATAACACTATGTTAGAATATAGCACACGTAATTTGTTTACAAATACAACATTACATGCCTCAAAATGGAAACATTATATGTTATCATTTGTATTAGATGATGATCCATCGCATGTTGTTTCTGCATGTATTCCAAAATCAATATTATCTCGAAAAATCATACTAAATCATGATAATTTAGCATTTACATTTTTTATATTGATTGAATTTCAAAATTTATTGAATATTACTAGCGGTCTTTGTGGTTGGTTTACTCCAAATATTACAACAATAATACCAAGGGATGCCGCCGTCGCACCTGATGCTGTGCCTGATGTAGCGCCGGATGCAGTGCTGGATGATGTACCTGATGCCGCGCATGATGCAGCAACTGATGCAGCTCTTGATGCAGCATTTGCTGCTTTAGTCAGTCAAGAACATGACGAAGAATATGATGTTATGTTTGCATCAACTTAAAATGTGCATATTATATAAAATATTATAAATGTCAGAAGAATACCCGCGACTTCCAATATTATGTGATTGTTGTGGCTTTCTTGCAAGCAAACTATTGATTGAACTTGCAAAATTGCGGCGTGAATGGTTAAAAGAACGGTATGCACACAATGGCGTAAATGGGATTTTATGTAGACTCATCTGGAATGATGATTGTTTAACAACCGATGTTGATGCACTTATCGATGAAATATATTGTTATTTCATGGTATGTAAAGAAGCAGCATATCCTGGATATACAGGTGAAATTCCCAATGAACGTTCAAGTAAACTACCTGGATTTATTGAGTATTTAACGAAATATATAACAAAAAATTCATCTGTATCATACATAGTTGCAACATATGTTGAAAGTATTATACATATGAGTGAACATGGTACAGCAATTAGATGTTCATATTTGCGTGAAGATTATAAACATCCACGCCCACTTAATGTGAAAAAATGCCAACAAATATTGCTGCGACTAATGGCTGATGGCTATACATTCGTATCTAAAGAAGAAGCGGAACATGCGGTAGCACCCGCAGCGCCTGCCATACAAGCAAAGAGACCAATTTGGATAACTACATCCGAATATGAACAATATTGTAAAAATGATAGCACTATAGATCCAGAAAGTTATCTGATTGTATCAGGTTATTGAAGTGATAAATTAAAACATGTTTTAAGTTTTTCAATCGGTTTATAGACCAGGGAAGCCAACAAGTGAGAAACCCAGACCCAGACCCGCACCATTGCGTGATGCCATTGCAATGCCTGGCGCAAGGAAGTCCAGTAGTGCAAACACAGCCATAGCTACAAGTGCAACAGTAATCACATGCGCAATCACAATCTTGTGTGAAATAAGAGCCATAGCACCACCTACCGCAAGACCTTCAATTGCATATTTCAGTAATAGAGCTGCAAATCCCAAGAGGAATTGACTAATATCGACGGAAGCACCTGCCATTGTTATACTTTATATATCGAAAAAACGCACAATGCGTGCGCGTTAAAAACATTTAAAACTAACTGACGAGTTAATCTCAAATGCCTGGCAAAACTGTTAGCGTAGACGAAGATTTTCTCGAAGTAGATCCAGAGATTCGTGGGCAAAAATTCGCGTGTCTTTCCTTCCTTTCACCCGAAAATGTATTACCCCTCAAGGAACATTTCATGGCTCGTAACTTTCTACATGATTTCGAATTAGATTTTAAAGTCACTGCTGTTCGAGACTTTCTTCATACACTCATCACTAAACAACAAGAACTATCCGATAGACTCATACAGGAACTCAAAAAGATTGCACCTGAATCAATGCACGATAACATAGATTTAGTTGGTCGTGTACTTCGCCCTCGCATCGACCCTGTGCTTGCTGACTTCGAAACGCTCGTTAAAGAGAAATCCGCTGAAATCAGAACGGCAAATGTTAAAGAAGCATGGGATAACTACATGTTTACCAATCGCAAACGTCTTGAAGAGGAATTTTTCAAGGCTCAGGAATTCCATACGACTGTTCGTGGTGTGAAAGTTCGTGGCGTTTACGATACTAAAGGCGAAGCCGACGCACAATGCAAACTACTCCGTAGACGCGACAAGAACTTTCATGTGTTTGTTGGTCAAGTTGGTTATTGGTTACCATGGGACCCAACCGCAAACGAAATCCAAGATCAAGAATACATGGAAACCGAATTGAATACACTTGCGTCTAAATATAAAGAAGGTGAAGAACATCGTGAACAGGTATATGAAGAGGAAAAACGTGAACGTATTGCGGCGGCAAAGGCTGAAGCTAAACGCGCAGGCGCTGCTGCCGCCGCGGGCGCGGGCGCCGCTCCACCTGTGGCAACACTTGCAACGAATGAACGTGATATTACGAAAGTGGCTGTTGCTGGTGCTGCATCTGATGCACTAATGGGTGAAAGTGACATATTAAGTATGTTTGACGCACCTGGTGATAATGTTATTGCTCGCAAAGCTGAAGGTCCAGGTGCTACAATCGTATAGACTTGGTTAAGCCAATTGTAGGTTAAAATGCTTTTAATTATTTCTGTTGCCGAAAATTGAACTCAAAAACGTGGCATGTTTTGGCTTGTAGCAAATGGATATTGTTCCCGAAATCAATGAATATGTTGCAAATGTCAAAAAACAACTTGACGAATACATTAAGACGAAATTGGCTTCATATAGAGTATCAATGCTGGATGGTTTGGAAGAAACATATACAGATAGGTTTGGCGAATTAATTCCTGACACGGATACATGTATTAATTCATACCTATCCAGACATAAAGGTCAATATTATTGGATAATCCATTATATGTATAGGACGGATTATTACACCGATTGTTATAATAATAGGAACTCATATTCTAAAAAATACGCGATTGATAATTATGGCAATATATTAGAATTGCCGGAGTGTAAAACAGTTTGCCATTGTTCTCCCCATGCAACTTTACGTGAGTCAGTTGTTCCACCTGGAACAAATTGGAATGGTATAAATCGAACAATACCATTATCTGATAAACAAATTACATATATAAAAAATTGTGAATTAAATATAGACTATAGAGTTTTACAGTCGATAGTAATACAATCAATAGTAAAAGACCATTTTGAATTACAACAAAAATGCATGGAGCAAAGCAAGCGCGTTGCGGAATTAGAAGCAGAACTGTCGACGTTTAAGCGAGCACCAATTGGTAATTTGCTTGATATATGTGAAGTAGAACTATTGATGCCTAAGCGGGCACCAATTTGTGAAGATGCAACTAAAGAATTAGATTATGTTGTATAGAATAAATTGGCTTAGCCAATTTATTCAGGACGAAAAAAGCTGCGTAAGCAGCTTTTTTCTATAGAATTAAATCTTTTTCAGAGAATAATGTCAGTTCGAATACCGCTGAATGCTGGATTTTCTTCGCAACTTGAAATCGGTGCGATCGCTTGTTTACAAAAAGGTGAAGAGAAATGGGACCCTTTCGTAATCATCGATTGTGATAATCATATTCTTACGGTAATAATGCCACATATTGCTATTGATGCATCTGGTGCAGCTCTGTTTGGTGAAGACCGTACAACGCAGCTGGCGACATTTAACATTGCGCGTGATTGCGGATGTGAAGACGAATGTGAATGCGATTTCGACCCAGATGCAGAAATGTTAGCTGAATATGGGAGTTCATTTAGATCAGCCGAAAAAGATTATGAATATCATTTAATTGAATTAGAAATTACAGATGATTTTACATTACAATATATACCAGATATAAGCATTATTCCTTTGGAAAGCTTGGAAGGTGTTGTGCAACGACCCAAAAATATGTCATAGAATCAAATGAGTGCCTGGAATCGCAACTATCTTGACAAATACCCACAACCACCTGCGCTACTATTACCACAATCTCTTCCCAAAAGAGAATATCCAGAACCGCCGGCGCTGCTATTACCACATGCTTCTATGCTTATAAATGCGTCAAAATCAACTGAGCGCGCAGCTGCTACTTCTTCAAAAAACAGTAAAAAACGCAGTCGGCGTCAACGCAGTCAACATCAGCGTCAACATCAGCGTCAACGCAGTAGACGTTGCAGTCGTCATTAATGTGTTTTGCGAACAGTAAGTGCTGGCCCAGATGATTTCTTTTTGAATCCGCTTGGATCATATGCGGCACCGCGACCTCCTTCACCTGCAGCTTTTTGGCGTTCACTTAGTTCCCAAACAGAAGGCGAACAGACCTTAAATGGTCCATGTACTTCAGCTTTGTACCAAAATACTTGTTCTTCAAGTTTATTGCTTGCAGCACCATTAACAATAACAAGACATTCGAAGTTTTCGGTACATTGATCCATCACTGAGCAGAATGCTTCAAATGTAGGAAACATACCAGCATAACATTCATAAAGGCGTTTGCGATTTTGCATAATGTTCTCACGGAAAATAAATACATAATCAACATTGGTTCGAAGAACAGGACCAATGCCCATTGCATATTGCATCGTAATTAAAAATAGAATCTTAAGATGTCTACCATTCATAAATAGATAACGAATAACTGTGTCCTTCGTCCACGATGCATCAAAAAGACAATCGTCCATAATCAGGAATGAATGTGGGTCAATTGAAGATGTTCCTACTGTTTTGACTTCAGTATACCATTTTGTTACTACAGCTTTTTGACGTTCAATCACTTTTACTACAATTTCCGGACGATATTCATTATGGATGCAAATCGATGGAACTGCATCACTAAAAAATGGATTTACGTCTTCTGTGCCTGATATGACTGTCCCTATCGGAATGTGACGCATATGATACATTAAATCCTTGGTAAGTACCGATTTACCTGATCGTCGTTTGCCCACTAGGACGACCGTACTTTCCTTACCAATCTTAGATAAATCAAATTTACGAAGTGCAAGGTCCATGAACTATTTATGGTCTTACCCTATAGTTCGAAAAAATTGAAACCATTTTTTTGGGAAGTAGAATATAAAAATATTATAAGAAAGTGCAATGGATAAGCTCGAATCAGTAAAGAAAACAACACCCGCGACAAAAGCCGCTAAACCAAGAATATCACCATTTGGTATTCGCCTAAAACATTCTTGTCACATTGAAGATTGTGATTCAGTTGAAACGCTAAAATATGGGTACGAAATTGGAAAACCTACAAGTTGCGCTGCACATCGCACACCTACAATGTTCAAAGTATACTATACAGATTATTGCAAAACATGTATTGCATCTAAAAGTTTTCCGCCAACGCGAGCTAAATTTGGCAGAGTTGCAAAGAAACCAGAGTTTTGCGCAAAACACAACATTGAACACCTACCAGATGTAATAACTGCAAGGTGTGAAATCTGTGCTGAAAATGATGTGCCTCTAAAAGAACAGAAAGCTAAAACATTTGGGATGCCAGACAAACCAGCAAGATGGTGTAAGGAACATGCTCCAGAAGGCGCAGTGACAAAATATGGATATTTCTGTGAATGTGGTAAATTGGCAAGCATTGGATTTCCTGGCGGAAAACCAACGTGTTGTTCAGCTCATGCTGAAGATGGTATGGTTAGGCTGAAGAAATAGTAAGTGGTTTGAATTTTGTCATAAAATTGAAAGCAAGTTTTTAGTGCATAGTTTACCATATAATATGTCAATGGCAGGAATAAGACTAAAACATGCATGTCATGTTAAAACATGCACTTATACAGGTGTACTAAAATATGGGCTTGAAATCAAAAAACCAATAAGTTGCCCAGAACATAAAACTGACAAAATGTTTGATGTATATCGCCCTTATTGCATCACATGCCTTAAAGAAAAAACAAGTCCGCCAGCAAGAGCAAGATATGGAATTAACAAAGAAGGCAAGTTTATATTTTGTAAAAAACATAATGTTGATAATTTACCTGATATGGATGCAAAACGATGCATTGAATGTGCTAAAACATTACCAATTGAAAAACAAGTAGTATGTGTATTCGCATTACCTGGTGGAAAACCAAAATGGTGCAAAGAACATGCACCAAAGGAGGCAATATCTGTTCGCGCGGCATATTGTACGGAATGCCCAAAATATGCGTCATTCGGATTACCAGATGATGCAAAACCTTCTAAGTGCGGAGATCACAAAACATCAATTATGGTTGATTTAAGACATGCTAAATGTGAAAAATGCACTAAACAAGCAACCTTAGGATTTAAACAAAATATAGCAACAAGATGTGCAGATCACAAAGAACCCGGAATGTTTAACGTCAAAGCAGCAACATGCGCATATATTGAAGAAGATGGTGCAAGATGTTCAAAACATAGACATTATGGATTTGCTGGTGGCAAAAAGACGCATTGTGCATTTCATGCTGAAACCAACATGGTTGATTTACAACATCCAATGTGTTCACTCTGTGGTGTCACTCGTGTTCATCCTGAATTAACCGACAGATGCAAACATTGTTTCCACTATGAAAATCCTGGTGTTCCCCTAAAATTCAACTTTCGCACCAAGGAACTTCGCCTTGTCAAATTCGTTCAAGGTATTGTCAACAAACATGAAAACATCAAAATCATTGCCGAAGACAAACGCGTTCCCGGAGGTTGTTCCAATCGTCGTCCCGATTGTGCAATCGATTGCAGTACCCATATCGTTATTGTTGAATGTGATGAAAACCAACACGGTTCGTATAATGAAACTTGTGATAACAAACGCACTATGCAGATTTTCAAGGATTGTGGAAGTATGCCTATTATTTTCATGCGTTTCAATCCAGACGCATACAATCTCGCAGATGGCGGACGACAACCAGCATGTTTCAAGCTTGACGAAGCTGGCAAACTCGTAAATACACCCGAATGGTATCGTCGAATTGGTCTGTTCGAAAAACCACTTATTTCCGCAATTACAACGCCTTCAGAAAAAGAAGTTGACATTAGGAGGTATTTCTATGATGAACCTGTGGCTGCATCAGCAAAACCAAGGAGAGTTGTGAAACTTGCAGAAGATTCAGTTATTCCAGTAGCAACGACATCAAAACCAAAGAAAACAGTTGAAGCACCATCTGCTGCAACTCTGGCGAAACTCGCAGCAGCAAAACCAAAGAAGGTTGTAAAAATTACTCCGCCATCTGACGAAACATTATTCTAACTATAATGTAAATGGCAAGAGCATTAACTTGTAGAAAACGCAACGCTCGCAAACAACGGTCGACACGTCGTAAACAACGTGGTGGTAATAATGCGGCCAATGCGGCTGCTTGCAACGTTGATTTACTTTTGCAGTATGTTGACAAATCGGCATGGCCTTCAGGATATGCAAAATATCTTGAAACACGTGATCCGGCAACATTACTGACTGCAATGAAAAATGCGACGACACATTCAGTCAAATCAATTGCCGACGCAGCCACCAGATACGTCAAGGCAATTACGCCGTCGCTGCCTTAAAAATAGTCAGAAAATTATTTTAAATGGGTTTATAATCAATTTTCATTATATTTTAAATTATCTTGAAATATTCATTGATAATCGTTACAACTATATGCTTAATTTTGTATCAAACCCGCCGCTTAGTGTCGGGTTTCTATATCAAGTCCCTTAGGATGCATCTGGAGCCATGCCAGCGATTTTTAGTAACGTGTTTAGTTTTGCATTAAACCCGCCACTAAGTGGCGGGTTTCTACATCAAGTCCCTTAGGATGCATCTGGAGTCACACTATCAATTTCAATAACATGTTTAGTTTTGCATCAAACCCGCCACTAAGTGGCGGGTTTCTACATCAAGTCCCTTAGGATGCATCTGGAGTCACGCCAGTGATTTTTAGTAACGTGTTTAGTTTTGCATCTGGAGTCACTAGGATGCATCTGGAGTCACTAGGATGCATCTGGAGTCACACCATCGATTTTAGTAACATGTTTAGTTTTGCATCTGGAGTCACTAGGATGCATCTGGAGACACTAGGATGCATCTGGAGCTACACCAGCAATTTCAATAACATGTTTAGTTTTGCATCAAACTCGCCACTTAGTGGCGGATTTGATTAAGCAACCCACAGCAGAGCTGTGGGTTGCTGCATCTGGAGCTACGCCAGCGATTTCAATAACATGTTTAGTTTTGCATCAAACCTGCCACCAAATGCGGAATTGATTAAGCAAACAACATCGTTGCTGTGAGTTGCTGCATCTAAAATCGCTACTTGTGAGCGAATCATCCACAGAAAAGAGTGCGAGCCAGAATTGAAACCATATGAATTAATATGTTTTAATGGATAAAAGATGTTTTCCGTTAGTTGTAATATAATTTTGCCGGGTGAAGAAGACCCGTCGCGCCAAGAATTTTCAACAGTTGAAGAAGCTGAAGCATTTGCCAAAGCTCTTTACGACAAAATATGCGGCTATTTCGTGGCTCGTGCAGCATCATGTACAACATCTTACACGAAAAGTGAATTTAGAAGCCTTTATGCGAGAGTTTCTATAAATCATGTAGCTATATATAAAATATATGGTAAAGATTATCTCCCGACAGAAAAGGTGCCCGTTTGGTTCATTTGGTATGAATCTGGTCTACATGCGTTTGATGCAATTGCTATGTATAATAACGAAAGCGAAGCCGAAGATGCACTAAAGGCGTTTCCACAATCAAGTACTAAAACGTATTATGTTAGGAAGGCATTTAGGTATGCTTCTGGTGAATTAGACTGGAATACATTCGATTCTTAGTTCCATCATGCAGCCAACCAGCTGCATAATGATTTACAACGCAAATAATTTTTAAGATAATTTTGCCGTTTTGCTGAAAATCTTTTCTGTAACCTCTTTCAATAATATTTTGAAAAAATGTTATTAAAATGGTCAGCCCCAATTTGTTTGGAACGAAAGCTGCATGCATGATTTATTCTATAGATTTACAATATTGAACAGACACCGAAAATGGATTAAATCGATATCAACTAATATTGTAGCCGATACTTTTTATGGTATGGAAGCCATTTTAATATATCCATATTTCAGAATATACAGATTTAATACATCGCCTAACGTGCTCCTAAAACTAAAGATGTTCTTTAAAGCGTATTTTAAATACGAATCTTTAGTTAAAGAAGTGTTGTCTTTTTGGGCTGTGTCGGGCCCATTTGTTTGCACTAAATTACGCTAAGCGAATTATTGTACAAACAGGAAACCGCTTTATTTTCATAGAGCGGAAACTAAGCATTTATTTTGTATTTTAAGTTTTTTCTTTTTATGCTTAGGAACTTGTTCGGCATGCTAACAACACCCGAAGATGTACGATAACATATATAGCCGACAAAAAGGAAAGTCAGCTAAAGCTGACTTTCCTTGCTACGTCTCCTACCAAGTTATTTACTATATGAGTGATACCTTTAAGCTGTTTTCCAAATTCTAATTATGCTTTAATACCTAAGATTTTGAATTATGATAATTATACATATCGATTTTATCCATTTTTCGCGACAGTTCGTTACTAATTATTCTGCTCTTTTCCCCACAACGCAATATATATTGTGTTTTAGCAATATCGGAACAATATGGATCATATATAATAAATGGCTGATGCTCTCCTGTCTCAGCCAAAGCTAAAGCTACTATGTCTTCAAATTTATCACTTGTTGGTGTATTATTAATTGCGATACATTCAGGGTAGATTAATATATTTGCATAGTGTACATATGTACGTTTATTATTATCATTAACATTAAAAATAAAAACATAATCAATATTTTGACGAATAGGTGGACAAAAAGCATAATTTGATGTCATTATATATACATTACAATCCCGAAATTAAACTAAACCATCATTCTGGTGGACTTCATCATATAATTCATCTCTAATTATCCGGCATAGTTTTTTGCAACGCTTTTTATGTGCTTGTTCTGTATTACAACACATCATGAATGGTTTATGAATCTTTGCCTTGTACCAAAATACTTTATCTTCAAGTTTATTACTCGTATTTGATATGTTAATCACAAGACATTCGTATCGACCCAATGCATTAATAGCTGCAGTAAAAGATTCGAATGATGGAAATATGTTAGCATAATGTTCATAAGCATATTTCAGGTTACGTATAACATTTTCGCGAAAAATAAAAACATAATCAATATTTTGACGTATAGCCGAACTAAACGAAATGCCATAGCTTGTCGTCAATATATGTAAAAGTTTAAGATCGCGATCATTCATACATATTTGTTGCATTGAAGCATCAATTTTCCAAGATGCATCACAGAAACAATTATCCATAACTAGGAATGAACGTGGGTCAACTGCAGAAGTCTTCATTGTCTTCTGGCGTTTAACTATATTTAAAGTAATTTCTGGGCGATATTCATTGAATATACATGGTGGCGGGAGTTTATTTTCATAAAAATGTTGATAATGTTCAGTTGGTGAAATGACTATTCCATATGGAATATCTTGTTTATAATACAAAATATCACAGACAAGTGTTGTTCTGCCAGATGCTCTTCGTCCAATAATAAAAATCGTGCTATCGGACCGAATTTTAGTTATATCAAACTTTCGTATGCATAATTCTGTCATTTTTGTGACCACTTAGTTATGTTAATATATAAATTAAACGCAAACAGCATCAAACAATTCATCTCTAATTGTCAAACTTTTTTCTTTACAACGATTTATATATGTTTGTTCATCATTTATTCCCCATTCCCAAACTAAATCACGTAAAGTCAATGGTTTTGCTTTGTAGAAAAATACTTGGTCTTCAAGTTTATTGCTTGCAGCATTGTTATTAATCACAAGATATTCATAGTCACCCAATGCATCAATAACTGCCGCAAAAGCTTCAAATGTGGGAAACATACCACCATATTGTTTATAAAGACGCTTACGATTTTGCATATTGTTTTCGCGGAAAATGAATATATAATCAACATTGGTTCGAAGAACTGGACTGATGCTAAGTGGATATTGCATTGTAATTAAAATTAGATTCTTAAGACATCTACTATTCATAAATAAATAATAAATATTGCGGTCTTTTGTCCATGATGCGTCAAATGTGCAATCATCCATGAATAAAAATGAATATGGATTATATGTAGATTTTCCACCAGTTGCTCTATTTTCGTTATACCATTTTGTTACTGCAACTTTTTGACGTTTAATAACATCAACTATAATATTTGGATTATACTCATGCAGCATGCAAATATGTGGAGTAGATATTTTATGATCCCGTGGTGAAATGATTATTCCAGTTGGAATCGTTTGTTTATGATACAAAATATCGCAAGCAAGCGTCGTTTTTCCAGTAGTTTTTCGGCCGATAATAAAAATTGTACTATCCTCTCTAATTTTAGTTATATCAAAATTCCGTATGGAGATATTTGTCATTTTTGTAACTCCTCTGGTATATTAACATGTAAATTAAACGTAAATACAGTTTCGACATGCTTAATTTTGGGGGAACGGGGGATATGATGGAAAAACCTAACTTAATAGCTACGCTGTTAAGTTAGGTTTTGTCCCGCGGTTAAGCTCCCCCCATGTTTATCCAAGAACCAGACAAATGCCACGGCAAAAACGCTCTGATTCTGATGATTCTTTTGAATTCCTAAAACCAATAGAGTACCCCATTACGTCCGAATTAGAGGCATCTTTGTCAACTTTTTCGTCATTAAATACATATTTCCCCGTGTTAGATTGTGCTGGGGAAGTCGATTCAGACTTAGCTGGTTATTGGTTACCTTCTAAATATCGCATCAGCAAAATCACTGACATTTCACAAACAACATTTTATGCATCTGCTGATATCGAACGGAATGAACTAACTGCCGGCATTGACATCTCAAATGTACCAGTATTCATCAAACGAACCCATCTTTTAGAACCTCTGAAATACATGCGCGGTGATTATCGTGTGCAGCGGCATGATGCAATGTTACCTTCACCACAATGTACATATGTTCAAACTGTTCAAAAAGTCAATTTTCCAATGAATGAAGCATACATTGAAGCATTTGGTTCTTTCTTAACAAGTCAATTGGTTGAATCTGGAAAATGTCCACATTTTCCCTTATTCTATGGAACATTTAATGGACGTGTTCAAAAATATGCCTACAATATTACGGATGAGTTCTTTTCACTAAAGCGTGAAAAATGGTTTTCAAATCATTTCGCCAAGTATTTCTCAATCCAAATCGAAGGAATTACTGCTGAAAAACTCGCAGAATACATATTCAATTCATCTGTTGATTCAAATAGCGACGACAGTGATGCATCAGACAGCGAAGATGCAACAGAAGACGATGCAACAGAAGACGATGCAACAGAAGACGATGCAACAGAAGACGATGCAACAGAAGACGATGCAACAGAAGACGATGCAACAGAAGACGATGCAACAGAAGACGATGCAACAGACAGCGATGAAACAGACAACGATGAAGATGATGCGGCAAACGACGACGATGAAATTAAAGATTTGGTGGATAATGTTGTACTTGATACAGACCAAACAACAGATGGAATGGAAACTGTGGAAGATTTAATAATTACTGAAACGGAAGTAATGCATCTAAACCCACGTAAGATTGATGACGATGACATTACTGAAGAAATTTATAGTGTATTGGATAATTACCCTGTACAACTTACAGTAATTGAACGACTTGTTCATACAATGGACACTCTAACAACAACGCAACGACCAGATGAAGAATGGCTTGCATATCTGATGCAAATAATGTTTGCTCTCGCGGTGATGCAAAAGGAATATGATATGATACAAAATGATTTACACACAAATAATATTATGTATTCAGAAACAACTGAAGAATTTTTGTATTATAATGTGAATGGTCAACACTTCAAGGTGCCAACATATGGAAAGATTATGAAAATTTTAGATTTTGGACGTGCAACGTTTAGATATTGTGGACGTTTATATGTTTCTGATGCATTCGCAGAAGATGGTGATGCCGAAGGTCAACTGAATTGCGAACCATTTTACAATAAAAAACGCAAACGCATGAATCCAAACCCATCATTTGATTTATGTAGATTAGCAACAACACTTATTGATTCACTCTATCCAGCTGTTCCTGCTACACCAACCCCATTGTTCCAAGTCTTGAATGCATGGACAACGGATAAATTCGGTAAAAACATATATAGAAAATTAACGGGTGAAGAGAGATATGATGGATTCAAACTATATATCGAAATTAATAAAAGAATGACAAATTGCATACCATTAAAACAATTTTCCCGCCCTGAATTTGAAATATTTAAAACAACAGAAGTTGGGGCGTTGGTGTATACTCTTTAGATAATAACAGCATCTTCAATAAATTGATTTTCGTGTTCTTCTGGAACATGATAAATATTGATAATATCATAATCTAAATCGAATTCTTCAATATCAAAATAACATTCATGTTCTTCAAGTCTTTTAGGCGTTTTAATGTATCGTATAGCCCTAACAACTGGTTTTGTGGCCGCAATTGCAAGTAATTCTGCTGATGTTACAATAATAATTGTCCCAACACCCACAGCAGCCGCAGATGCAACCGCTGTAAGAAGCATACCTTTATCAGTTGCCATTTTTGCGTTAGTCGTGACAATTTGCGAAGCAGCACTAACTATTTCAGCTGGAATATCACCAGCAACAAATCGCGTACCTTCTTTCAAAACAATACCAACAAGGCCAGTTCCAAAGCCAACACTTTCAGCAGCCACTGACCTACTTGCATTTAATGCCGTAAATGTTAATGAAGCGGTTGCTACACCCAATGAAGTAGCTAATTTGGAAATATATGGCATTTACGCAACACTTATTTTACATAATTATAAATGTTTTATAGTTTCAATTTGTCGCGTCGGCAATGCGAATTATTCTAAACATTTCAACAAGTGTTCTTTCAAGCCATAAAAATCGTCTGTATGCAGACGTCCAATCTAATTCTTTACATAAATCAATTAATTGCATTTTGGTTTCTTCGGGTATGTCTGGGTGTTCAATCGTTGATTTCATAATTTCATCAATAATTGTTATAAATGGTATGTGATGTTCCATGAATGTTGCCGCATAAACTCGCAATGTTGCAAGCATCGTAAAATCGCCAGTCCTCATTCGGTCAACAAGGCGTTTCATTGTTATTGCAATTGGGTCGCATGGGTTTTCGTCAGGAAAGAATATAGTTTGTGTGCAAAATAACACAGCGAGAGACATATTTCCAGCAGACATTGATATGATTTGCGCTTCTTTATCGACAGGTGATATTCCATGAACAACTTCTTTAATTTCCAATGAAGTGAATGCTGGAATTGGGATTTTAACAAATTCAGATGTAATCAGATGCTCAAGTGGACCACATGGTTCCATCGTGCAAATAAATCGTGTATGTTTACCGTATTCATGGATTGCGTTTGCAAGTCTGAACTGAGCCTCTTCGCCAAGACGATGTAAATGATGTAAAACAACAATTTTTATAATACCGCGAATATCAGGCATACCACATAGCATTTCAAGAATCGCCGGTAGATGCAATTTGTCCTTCAAACTCATGTCATCAACATCGATTTCAAATGTAAAAAGTGATTGCTTTACGCGAACTGTTTCGCCTTTTTTCGCAGCACCACCAGTTGTAACAATTTTTTGACCTTTCGTTGGCAAAAGTATATCTTTTTCAGAATATGAAAGCGGCATTTTCCAAGTGCTGGCTAATGTTTGAAGCATTTTAGAAACAAGTGATTTCTTGCCAGAACCACGTGGACCATAAAACAATGTATTTGGAATATCACTAGTACGTGTTTCAACCCAATTTACTAATTGTTTTGTAAGTGTTGGTCTGACATCATACTTACTATCATTTGTCCGGACGCGTAATGTGTCCAAAAGAGATGACATTTAGTAGTTGTTAATTACTATGTTGATTTAGTTAAATGACCGTAGCCGCACATTGTGAGCAGTCGCCTGTCGCCATAATAGTTTGAATTTTGTTAACGTATAAATAATTTGCAATAGTTGAAATAGAAATACCCGCAAATAGTAGAGATGCTACAATCACAATAATACGATAAAATGCATCATCATCCGGACGCTTACTTTTTGCAGCTGCTAATCCCAATAAACTACATCCAATACCAAATGCAACCAAAGATGTAATAACAGCTGGTGTAGTGATATTACTTGGTTTTCGTCCGATAGCAGTGCAATGTGGAGGACACTTTCGCGAAACCGCTACATTTGTTTCGATTAACGCAGCAGTGGAAACTGTTGAAATAATAAATGCTGGCAAAATTAAAATAAACAAAAATATTGCCATAATTATCAAACACCAACTATTAGACAAGGGCTTGTCTATAAATGATATGGTTGCAATTATTCCTAAAATAATAAACATCACTGAACTTACAACAATTATGCTTGTATCAGCATCCAATGCCATTTTACTATAAATAACGAATTTGATATATACATGCATAATTTATTGTAATTGATATAATTGACCAACCAATCAATGCTATTAAAAAAATCGCAAAAAATAGTTGCATACGCGATGATTTGAATCCAAATACCAAAATAGTTAAAAGTGATGCGATTGAAAACAATATTGATGATGTAATTATACCAGCGGAAAATTCAGCCATTTTTGATTAAACAATAGGGAAAAAAGCGCATTATATTGCAAATTGTAATCCACCGTATCCACCTTGTATGATTAAGAAATTCACAGTCTCTACATATACATATATTGAATGTTCCAATCCTGAAATAGGTGGGAAAACATCAACTTGTAGTTCGATTTGATTAAATAAGCTCATGTTTAGAGTTCCAGCTGGTTGTATTTTGCTGTGAAATAGTTCGAATGGCATAATATGTAAACCTGGAAACCCAGGGCCAATGCATCTATCATATGTTTCGACCATCGTATAAAATGAACTGGGTTTGTATGCCTGAATTTCTTGACCACCACATAGTAGTGTTGCTTGGCGTATAATATCTCTTTGTGAACGAACAATATTTGAACCACTGTTTGGAAAAGTAGCAGGAACACCGCTTGCATCGACACGTGGTGCTATGTACGGATTATCCCAGTTCGTAAAATTTTCCCAATCGTTTTTCTCGGCAAGTACATCTGGTCGTCGTGCAAACCACACGATGCGAGATGCAATTCCATGTTGTTGACTAATATCAAGCTTTGTTTGTGTTGTTATTCCATCAAATACATATCGATTTATGCGTCGAATTGTATATGTAAGTGGTTTTAATGTCAAAAGCGCGCGTTCTTCTAAAGACAGAAATATGTATTTACATTCAAGTGTTGGTTGATAATTCCATGAATCTGTAGGCGCTGAACCCATTCCTGCATCTAAAAAGAATGCCGCCGGCCTCATATCTGGTTGATTTCGTGGTTTAATTCGCGGTTGTGGGCTTTCGGTTGAATATACATCAACAACTGTATATAAATCCTGAAGCGGTCGCAAAGTCAGCACAATTTCGACTGGATGTTTGGATAGTGCAATAAGGGGCAAAGCTTGTCCAGCAGTGTCACCAAACCAAAAACCAAGCGGAATATTTAGGAAATATTCTGGGATGCTAAAACGATTGTTTTGCACCGTTTCGGATGATGCAACAACTGTTGGATAGTCAGTATTACCAGAAACATCAACCCATGCATAAATACCTTGTGCCGGATCTACAAGTTCAGGTACATAACCAAGTAATGCATCTATTTTTTCTCCAACCGGTTTAGGATAATCTAAAAATTTTTGTGAGAGAATCCAATCGCTATCAACCCATGCAATTTCTTGTCCACCAATCTGTATTGATGCGCGTTCAATAATACGTGCGCCAACATGTGGGACCCATTTGAATTCATATGGAATTGCATCAAGAAAAGCATCACCGCCGGTTGGAACATATACTTTTGAATAAATAGGCGGAAGACGTATTCGAAAAAATAAAGAAGACACTAAATCTCCACTACGTGGCAAAATTTTCCGAATTATAGTGCTTCTATCGAAAAATAGCGTTGAAACTGAATCAAATGGTACTGTTATTGTTTCCGATGAAAAATGCTTATATTGCGTAAAAACTGATGTAAAAAATGTTATTTGTGGGTTACCACTCAAAACAACATTTTGAGAACCATATGCAGATAATGCTAATTCGCCGCCTGGCATATTTAGTTCTATTAATAGAATAAATTGGCATGGCCAATTTATTCAAAAGGAAAAATGTCGCGTATGCGACATTTTTCAATATGTTTTTATTGTACCGACCTGTTCCGAAATTAAGCACTTTGCGTTTAATTTTGGTTGTCTACTGTCAATGAGCAACACAATTCCTCGTGTTTATCCTACACCTCGCCGGCTTGATTTCAACGACAATCCGTTGCTAAATATGTCAAGCAGAAGTCAAAAACTATCTAAATCAACATCAAATGTAATTGAACTAATTGTTATTGCAGCAGAAGAAGCTGCTACAGCTGCAGAAGCATCTGCAGAAGCATTTTCAGCATTGGCAATTGCGGCTGGAGATGCATTGGCTTTAAAAAGGTATGTTGGTGGTACACGTAAACGTTCAAAAAAAATGCGCAAGAGAACCCGCAAAAATTGATGTGAATCTTCCAATGTATATATAGCACCAAGAAATGTCCGCTCTATGGCATCCACTCGCAACAACTAAACAAGAAGATTGTGTGTTTAGTAAGTTTCCATTCAACATCACAAATATTGAGCGAGCCGATGATAAAATAACGTTTGACATTCAGCTTGTTCATCCAGTATCAACATCAACGATTCAGCAACAAATTCTGTTTATTCAAGAATTAAATGATTCTGTAAATAAACATGTAAATATTGGTGAATCGGATTTTGACGACAGCATTCAATCACAAATTAATGATTTAATAAGAGGATATGTTGAATCAGCAGATGCATATGTAACTACCTATATTGAAAGCCTACAGACGGCTTGATTTCAAAATATATACCGCCAATAATACCGGACAGTACACCAATTACCAAACCGACACTTACGTCCGTAAAATCATGTAAATAATCATAAATGCGCATAAAAGCAACAACTAAGCCACCTGCTGCTAATGCAGACGCTAAACTCGCACTTTTTGTTAAATATCCTAAATATCCAACAGCAACAAATGCAGCAGCCACATGTGCGCTTGGAAATGAATGAAATGCATTTGCTGCGTTGCGTGAACTACATGATGCAAATGTCCATGGTAGTTCTGTCACTGGTTCACATATATCTTCAAATGCTGGACGCGGTTTTCCAACCACAATTTTTAATATTTCAACCACCAGAATCGTTAAACAATATACAACTAAATAGCCTAATAAAATCGTAATAAGTGCATTTATGTCATATTTTTTAACAAATTGAGACCATATTGCAATTATTACAAGAGGAATACCAACTGTAACAGCTACAATTGATTGTGTGGAGATTGTCTCGCCAGAATAATTGTTGTATTTTGGGTATGTTTTAATAACTGTTTTTGGAATGATAAGCGTCGGAAGCCATAGTATCAGCGCAATTGATACAAAAATCACCGAAATACATACCAAATGTGACATTTTTATATTACAAATAAATTAAAAATGTATGGTTTACTGCGATTTGTAATTGTTATTGCTCTGGCAGTCATGTTGTTCAAGCAACAAAAATTAGAAAACAGAAACATAATTATATTTCTAACAGCATTATTGATTGTGTTGTCTTTATTACCACCAACTCGTATGTCATTTGTGATTGATGGATTTACTGCGCCAATTGGTAGTCCAAACACAGACCCTGTGGTTGACCCATTGTTTGGAACTGGTTCTGTTGGAGTGTTTGGGGTGCCAGCATATGGATTCTAAGCCAATTTGTCTGGTGTGGATGGAATCACAGATGCAGCACTTTTCAGAGCAGCGGTTGCTGCGCCAATAAGTGCAGATGCATCACCTGGCACGACAACTACTGATGATTCACGTGCAATATTTCTCCATGCATCGATTGATTTACATTGTAACATATATTCATTCACGTTTGAAATGCTATTTGTGAATATATCATCAAGAACTTGAATGTTGTATCGTTCTGCATCAGACCTAAGGTTTGCAGCTTCAGCATTTGCTTCAGCTAATAGCCGAATTGATGTTGCGTCTGCTGCTGCACGTATTTCAGTTTGGTATTTATATGCATCAGCTTCAAGTTCCATAGCCTGCTTCTTAGCTTCTGCGTCTTTAACGGTCGCTCGTCTATTGCGTTCAGCCGTTGCTTGCAAATGCAATGATTCTGAAACACTTCTGTCACTTGGCGCGACTTCAGTTAATTCAAAACGACTGACTATTGCACCCCATTTTTCCGCCGTTTTATTAATCGATTCATAAATAGATAAATTAATTGAGTTCCGTTCTCTAAATATATCATCAAGTGTCATTGAACCGATTTGTGCACGCATTGAAGATTGTGCGTGTTGAATAATTGCGCTTTTAGGTTCATCTGCACCATACGAGGCTTTGTAAGAGTCTATAAATTTAACATATAATGTTCCTGCAATAGTAACCATAACATTGTCTTTAGTAATTGCATTTTGTGGATTAATTTGAAAACATAACTCTTTGTGAGGAACTTTGTAAGCAACTTGTTGAATAAATGGCCAGTAGAATTGAATGCCAGGTGATACAACTTTATTGAATTTACCAAATTTTTCAAGCACATGTTCTTCACCTTGCGGTACAATTGCTACAAACTTAAGGAATCGCATCGTGTCCATGTTTCGGAAATGAGTTTTGCCCAATAATGCTGACATTCTTGATGTTGTTTTTTGGCTCAAAAAGTTGCCTTCAATTTTGACGATAACTTTTTGTTGACTAAATCATAAGTGTATCACATGTCAAGTTCTGATATTGCAACTTATAATGAATTACTTCAGCAAAAAAATGCGATTTTATATGAATTACGCATAATTGATGAAAAAATACAAGAATGCGAAAAGATAATACACAAAACATGTAAACATGAACGTGAACGGGATTATAGCGTTGTAGGTGAGCGCTCTACATACTATTGTCGCAAATGTAAATTGTATCTATAGAATAAAATGCCGCCACAGACCCGCAAAAAGAGACGTCAAAGAGGCGGCAAAAGTATTTTTAATTTTTTATCAAATAATAGTGCATCAGCTACAAAAAAATATAGGCCACCTCACTTGGAAGAGCGTTCTTCGTGTCATCCATCAGTAAAACCAATGAAAATCGATAACACAGAATCGTGTTTAACGGAAACGAATATAGCCAAATTAGGAGCTGATTGGAACAAAGCGCACAGTAAAAAGCTAATACCATTGGATGATGCAACCAAGACGTGGAAATCAATGCGTGAAGTGTTAAAAGACAGATGCACAACGGAATATTGTTGGATTAACCAACCATTTGTTTCTTCAGCAGTTAGAAGCGAATTGAAAAAACAATTCAGACCAGCTGCACCTGCATCATGGGAAACGGATTCAACGGAATGGCTTGATTCTGATAACATTTATAAGATGTTGATGCAATTAACCGAGGCATATCCATATTTTACAACAATTTATCCATCACCAATCGATTTTGATAAGAAGATATATGACAGTATTTACAATGGTGAATGTGTTGTTAATGAGTTATGTCAATTGAATGTTCAGCGCGACCTTCGCGAAAAAGGTAAAACAGCGTTTGGCATTGTGTTTAATTTGGATAAACATGATGAAGGCGGGTCACATTGGGTTGCGCTTTACATTGATTTAGCCGGAAATAGCACAAGATTAGCCGGTGCATACTACTGGGATTCATATGGTTATCAGGCACCAAACCGCATTAAAACGCTTATGAAACGAATTAAAAATCAAGAAAAACTAAATGGAAACAATTCATTTGTATTGGAAGAAAACACTGTACGTCATCAGAGAAAGAATTCCGAGTGTGGAATTTATAGTTTGTATTTCATTGCATCAATGTTAGAAGGTCGCACATTTGAAGACATTACAAAAAATATTGTGGACGATGATACGATAAATCAAATGCGACATGTTTATTTTACATGGGGCGGTGCCATTGCTGTTCGTCGCGATTGAATATTAATTTTTATAAGATGAAATCTTAAATTGCTGTAAATGTCTCGTCATCCACAAGCGGCAACAATTCGGCATCCATCTAACATAAAACATATTTGTTCGCAGATTTCAGACTATTTCAATACAAAATTCGGCATAGTTTTCGATATCAAGAAAACTGAACGATTAACGAAAATGGCGCTATTTCATGCAGAACAAGTGTTAAACGCAAATCCCACACTGTCTCTTGGTGAGATTAATAAAGATATTGTGCAGCTAACCGCAGGTAGTTTCAAAAAATTCGTGGAGAAAGAGTCTGGACCATTGACTGCACCAACACCACCACCACCGCCGAAAAATACTGCACCAGTACCACAAACACGGCGACAATTACCATCAGTTTCTACAGGTAGTGGTGCATCTGTGACAGGCGACTTTGAACGACTTCAAGCTACAAGACGAGAAGAGCCCGCTGCAGCACCTGCTGAAACGGCTCCACTTTTTCAACAAATCGATGATAGAAGCGGACCAGATGCTATGGTAAACTATAATAAAATCAAAAAAGAACGCGAAGACCAGTCACGCGGATTTGCAAGTGCATTAGGTATGTTTGCCGCTGCAACTGAAGCAGCAACAAATGATACGGCTGCTGCAACAGCTGCGCGTGCAGCAGCTGCTACAGTGACCCGTCCAACAACGATGGAAGCACCACCTGATAGACCTCTTGAATTCTTTTATGGAAAACGTGAAATACCAGTCGTTGCATCGGCGCAACCAACACCAGCGCCAGAAATCATACGGCAACAACATTTTCTCGCGCCACCAATTCCAACACTTGCAGCAGGTGTACCTGTTGGACCACATTACATCGAAGTAGAACAAAATCTATTTGTATCAAGTTTAGATCGCGATTGGTATCGTTCATCTGAAACACGGTATCGTTTCACAGTAATTTTCGACGGAGCAAATGGCGTTCGTAATGCAAGCGAAACGACTGCAACACGCGCGAAAAATGCCGTAAGTTGTGATGCAAGCGGTATTGATTGTTTGCGCGCCGATAATCCAACACGACCCGTTAATGCAAATGTTTTACATCGTTTCAATGATGTTATACGACTGGAACTTGTTAAAATGCTGATACCAAATGAGGCAGTTGATACAGTTGTAACGCAAACAACTCCACTAGATGCATCTGGTAATACTACAACAACATTTAAATACATGAATGCATTAAGTTTTCCACATTTGAACTTACAACTTGCGCCGTATACAGCTGAAAACTTCGCAACAAATCAATCATCAACAACGGCATTTGGTGTGGTAACACACGATGGAACATCAATGCCAGACATGTCAATATATAATCGTGGTTGGTTAACAATGTTACCAAAGCATCATCATTGTCAACGTGTATTCGATCCAATTATTGCATCGCTACAAACGCTTACATTCGAAGTTGATAGGTCAAATGGAGATCGCTTAAGTACAATACCTGATGTGTTTGGTATTGATTATCTGGCATTTGGGCAAGATATTAGTGGTGGTGTATTGGGTCCAAGTCTATCGGCGTTTACTGGAACGGACCCAAGTGGTCAACCAATGTACATATATGTAGTTACAGACACATATTTCCCTGCATCGGCAATAGTTCCGGGCGATACTGTTATATTCCAAGGATATGATATTCCAGATGCAACTGGTTTGGAAACACCGATTACATCAGAATTGCAGACCGAGTTTAATGCATGGATTAATGACCCATCTGGGCATTATGTTGTTAGCACAGCAAGTCGTGATGCATCTGGAAGTGTGATTGATACACCTAATGCAGCTGGCTATGTTAACATGTTTGTGATACGTAATAGATTTGCCGACCCTACCACAGGTAGTGTGCTACGGTCACTTTGGGGTGGAACTGCTGACATTGAAAATGATTTGCGAGTATTAGTTCTTAAAACGCTTGGAACAACAGTATGTAAAGTAATTAATGTAAATCGTCAGATTGATGTTGTTTTTAAGGTTATAGTTCGTAGGCCAAACCCTGGTGCATTAGTTATTCCATCAACTTAAATATTTAGAAGTTATAAAATGTCAACTTTACAATATATCATAATAATATTATTTGGTATATTAGCAATTCATTATTTGTTATTAGTTACATTTAGTCGAACTGTTGTCACTACCGCTGAGGGATTTACTGGAACATCAACTGAAAATCCATTATCTGTGACAGGAGGCGCAGTTGGTGCAGGTCCTGGCCCAGGTACTAAATTTGTTGAAAATCCATATGATGAGTTTTATGCGAAAGTGTATGACCAGTTGATACAAGGCGGAGAACGAACGCGATTTGAAGTTGATAACATCAAAGACGAGATGCTATCAAAGGGAAATCAAGAAGATATTAAAGTGCTAGTTGTTGGTTCTGGAACGGGGCATCATGTAAACGCTTTTGTGCAAGCTGGATACAAATGTATAGGTATGGATGCATCACCTGCAATGATTAGTGCAGCCAAAACGAAATACCCTGATTTGGAGTTTATTGAAGCAGATATGATGAAGGGGGAAAATTGGGGACCAGCCACATTTTCCCATGCATTTTTACCATATTTTACGATTTATTACGCACAAAACAAAGATGCATTGTTTAAAAATTTAGCGACATGGATACGACCTGGTGGAGGGTTATGTTTGCATCTGGTAAACAAATATAAGTTCGATCCAATATTGGAGTCAGCCTCGCCTTTTCCTGCGTTTTCATTACAACGATATGTTACATCGCGCATAACACAATCAGATGTGTCATTTGACCGCTTTACATATAATGGTAATTTCGAATTGAATGCAACAGACAACAATATTGCAGTGTTTAGAGAGACATTTAAGTTTAAAAATGGTGCAGTGCGTGTACAGGAACATCATTTGTTCATGCCACCTATTGCGAAGATAATCGAAATGGCGGAGAGGGCTGGATTTAAGATGCTAAAAATCGTAGATATGATAATGATTGGTTATGAATATCAATATTTGGTGTATTTTTCAAAGTAAGCAAGCGTCAGCTAATTCGTCCGCAATATGCCGACTAAGTCTTTTGCATTTTGCAATGTTTCGCACAGTATATCTATATTCATTCAGTTCTGTAGCAGATCTTGGATATTCTTCCTCCCATATTAATATGGGAGGAAATTGAATACTTAAAGGTGTATTATTATATTTTATATACAGAGTTTCAGGTAGTTTTGGAAATTGTCGTAAATATGTATTGGAACAATAAAGCCACGTAAGACTTTTTGGTATTTTTGGTAAACATATTATTTGCGCATTATTGCAACTAATTGTTTCAATATTGTTTGGTAAATTTGGTAAACTTGTTAGTTGTGTATTATCACAATAGATGCACTTAAGATTATTTGGTAACTTTGGTAAACTTGTTATTTGCGTATTAGTGCAATAGATACATTCAAGATTATTTGGTAACTCAGGTAAATATGTTATTTGTGTATATGAACAAGCAAGTACTTCAAGATTAAGTGGTAACTCGGGCAAACATAATATTTTTGTACTACTGCAGAAAAGATGAATAAGACTCTGTGGTAATTTTGGTAAAATTTTTATTCGCGTATTTTCGCAGTTGAGCACTTTCAGATTGCTTGGTAACTCTGGAAGATATGTGATTGGTGTATAATAACATTTGAGGGTTGTAAGATTCTCTGGTAATTTTGGCAAAAATTTCAATGGTGTCTCATCACACATAAGTTCTACAAGACTATTTGGTAATTTTGGTAAACTTGTTAGTTGTGACCTTGAACAATCTAATTTTTTAAGCATATTAGATAAAGCTGGCAATCTTGCAAATTTTGTATGAGAATAAATTAATGTTTCATAATTGTCTGGTAATTTCGGACAATTCCCCATGATTTGCATTAGTGAAAAACGCATACGTGCCATATTCAATTTTATGCATGTGGAGGTGGGTATTCAGGAAGCTGCAAAATTGCATCAATATGGTCATTGAATATGACTTCGAATGTTGATAAAAGATTTACATATGTTCCATCTTTGCCATGCTCTTCAATATGATCCCATAATGTCATGCCTTCATCATGAAGTTCTTCGTCTGGTATATCATTGATTCTGACACCATGTATAATACCATCTTCAGACTTATAACGAATGTATATTGTGTCGTAGTCATCAGGCATTCTGCAATAAAATCCTTGAATTTGATACATTTTATGATTGTTAACTAAAAATATAAGATAACCTTATGGATTTCAATTTTGTTAGCATCTAAATGCGCGTTAATTTTTCACCTTTCACATCAACAACGGTCTTCTTAAGATGTTCTTCACTTCGGCTTTTATAATCGACAGGACATTTATGGCTATATTCGCCACGGGTTCTATCGGCAAAGCGATGTTTTCCGCAAAATAGATGAGTGCATTGACAAGGGATACCCTTGTCAAGTAGACTGAGTTTTATCCGACAGTCTGGATGATTACATAGTTTGGTGCTTGTCTTAAGGTCAACTGCAGGTGGCGTAATCGACATGTCTGGAACTGACTCAGCGGGCGTTTGTGCTTCGCAAACGGCCGACAAATTAGGGGTTCCAGTGCATAGAGAACTCATCTCTCTCCGACAGTTAATTAAACAAGACATAATATAATTATCTTAGCATTCAATATTAGGAACAAAATGCAAACAAACAACGGGAAAGTTGCTTTAACATTATGGTGTGTAATTGCCGCGACAATTGCAATAACTCTTATTGTGCGCTGAAAGTATATAATTAAACAAATCATAAATCATAAATGAATGATTATTCAACTATGTTTAGGGTTAATAATCTTAGGAATAACAGTTTGTTTTAGTTCGTGGGGAATATTTCGAGTTCAACATAAGTTTTGGTCGACCGTTCCCGGTCCACACTTTTACCACCATATTGGCACAGAAATTGGTTTGTGCAAAAGCGGAATAATTCGCAAAGATGCAGCACAACATCCGCCATATCACTCACAATTAAATGAACCTGTACCATTAGAACTGGCAAAAATATCGGAATATGTTAATTTTTTCAATCGAAACTACAACATTTCAAGTGATTACAAACATATATTTACAGCTGATGCATTGATTGAGCGCCTGTTCGCCCCCGGAGTTATAGGATTGCATTTAATTGACGAAGATGCAAAAGTAATAGGAGTAATTGCGAGCTGTCCACTTCATACTAAATTCGCCACTGTCGCCACCGTTGGTATGATTGACTACTTATGTGTTGATTCATCTGTAAGAGGTGTTGGTTTAGCAAACTACATGATAAGTTGGATGGATCGCACAACATCATTAGTTGGTCGCCGAGTGCATTTTTTCGAACGTGAAATGAAACCTGCACCAATACCTGCAATACAACAAACAATATATATGTATTGTGAATGTAGTGGCGACGGCATAAAAATTAGAAATAAAGAAGCCATTGATGCGGTTGCATCAGAATATACTGTAATTGATGCAAACATATATACACGTACCGATATATGGGCAGATAAAACTGCGACTGGTGCGTGGATTGTTCAGAATGCACATATGACATCTTTGAGTGGTAGTTTTGGAATTGTGTTAGGAATAGTTGGAAATCCTATAGTAGAAATGCGACAATTATCGCCGTGGAAATATTTAATATCACCGCGAGAATATGTTGAATCCGACGAAAACGGAATATGGAAATATTCGTCAACTGGCTGGACACATATTTACAACTATATACCAGACAGAACTCAAACATTAAAGATATTGTATTGAAAAATTTAATAGTTACTAACAATAACAAACCCGTATACAATGTCAACAGATAGTTTGTTGGCCAGAAAATATACATTACCCCCACAATCAGCGAATATAATAGAATTAATTGGTTCACATATTTTAGGGTTGGTTGATGCAAATGATTTGCGTAATATAGCTGATCCAGCCATATGTAAAAAATATGTGACATTGATTGCGAGCAAACTACAATCAGAAATGGATATGGTTGAACTGCGTATTATTGATAAATCTTTATCATCCGATAAACTTGAGAAAGTATTGTATAAAGTCGCAGATTCATCACAATCTATTTGTACATCATTCGGATTCTATATAATGCGTATATTGCAACTCGTATATATTGCACTATGTCATATTTCAAAAACAGCTGAAATAGGATTTGATGCTACACTAACAAAAGAAGCAAGCACGGTTAGTTTAGGAGAAAAAGTTGATTCGATGAATGATTTTAAGGATAGGATACGAAAATTTTTCGCTACACCGCTTGATGATAATGGCCGTAAAATATTATTACCTCTTGTAAATCGTAGCGATCCACGCAATGTAGACGCATTAATTGACATGCTTACAGCATCTGTTTCATTTCCAGTTAATATTCCAACGCCAAGTGACCCACGGCTTCTATTTAATGAAGATAATGAATTCGAATATTGGGTAGATTTTATACATGGATATATTGGATTTACAGTACGTTCAACCAAAAAAATGTATAATTTATTTAAAATTGAATCACAAGGAAAACCAAAGGTTGGTCGTGACATGATGAACAAATATAATATTAAGTTTTGGCCAATAGATAAAACAGATGGAAAGAAAAGTGGGCCATATTATTGGTATGGTAGTACAGACTTTTATGAAGAAGAAAAAGACGATGAAGGAAAGAAGAAAAAGAAAGGTGACGATTTATCGTTGCTTACTAAGAGGTTTGGACGTAGTGGTGCACACAATGATAATAATTCAGAAATAGAATCAATTCATATGACTAAATTATTCTCTGACAATGCGAAAAAAATACTTGCGAAGCGTACATCTGGTGACGATGATTCTAAACTAATATTGAAGAAAGATGATACTGGTGGTGCAAGCGTAAAATCAACAACAGAAATCATTTTCTCCAATCCTGTTTATGCTTTACAAGATGCTATGTTAGTTGATAAAGTAAAACTACCGTTGGAACATGCATATGAATTTAACATGAAAAGTATGAAAGAAGTCTTAACATTTTCTGTGAAATGGATGAATCATTTCGTAGATATTTTGTATGGTGACACATATCAGTTGCAAAAAGATAAAGAATTAACACGAACATTCAATATAATTAAAAACAAAATCGTGTGGAACAACAACCAAACTGTAATATCAAGTAATGAAATAGAATATCAGTATAGTAAGAAAAAAATAAGCGATGCATTTGCGGTTCCAAACATTAGCGCAGTAACAACTGAAACATCAAAGAAACTTACGAATGTTTTTAATGTAACCGCACCAGGCCACGGTGCATTAGCTAAAGCATACGTTGAAGAGTACGAAGCCCTAACGAAAATGCAAAATCAAATCGCTAAAGTAGCATCACAAATGTTGTTTAATGGTGCATTTGGTTTACCGCAGTTAGTTATTTACCAATCAACTGAACGTGGTAGAATGTTCAAAATAAATCCTCTATTGATAAACATCGGAACAAACGCTGTTGAAGCTGCATATAAAAAATTACGTACGATATTTATACCATATTATGAAGTTTTTGCGAAGCATGAAGCCAGTATTGTCGGGATTGTCAACAAAGTCAGTGCTGAAGTAACATTAACAGAAGAACAGCGAAAAGAGGTTATGGCCGCAACAACACAAGGACCACAAATTGGCGTAACGCCGCCCCTACGCATGCCATGGATGATGCCGGGCGGTGCATCACGAAAACGTCGCAATAATGTTCGTAAAACGCGAAAACGTCGTTTTTAGTTAACACGGCTCCACTAAATACGATTCATATTTCATTAAGTTTCTATAACATTTTTGTATAGTAACCGCAGATACTCCAGATAGTTCTACAATACGTTCACTTGATGTTAATAATTCTAATTTTTTACATATATAAAATAGCGCTGATGATGCTAAACTTTGTGTTGTACTCGCGGCAACAATTCCAAGTGTATCTGCAACCGTACATACTTTGTTACTCAATTCCATAACTTCGTCATGTCTTGACATTGGTATAACATCTTCAAGAGACATTATATATCTGTTAATAAATTCGCCATAACTGGTTGATTCAGCCGTTAATTCAAGCATTTCTTGTGTATGTTTTCGACCTTCAGCCATGCTTTTGCTTGTAATTGAAAACATCTCCGCGACTTCGCCTGGTAAGCGAACCATTTTGTATTCTTTCATCGCCAAATATAAACAATTTGCAATCTGCGAAATATGATTGTTTCCGCGACGGGTGCATTTTTGCGACGCTTTTACATATAAATGTTTAGCTTCGTCAATGATTGCCTGTTGTATGGAATATTTCGTGCCAACCATATTTAGTTGTTCAAATACTTTATACAGCGAACGTTCTTCATATGGTATACTGTTGTAGTTATGTAGTTGACGTATTTTACGCATTTCCAAGCTGACTTTACCTGCACATTTTATAGTTGAACCAAGAGAAGATTCGGGCATGTAGGCATTTGTTGGCATCCCACATCTTGTCGAATCACCATACCGTGAATTACCGTAAAATGTTTTTTCACATGACGTATCGATTTTCGAAGAATTAATCGTCCCACATGATGCGCATACGTATTCTGTTCCCGTATCTTCCAATATATCATTTTTGCAATATTCACACGTTAGGATTGATAATTCTTCAGTTTTATAACGAGGTTCAACGATTTCCTTGTCAAACTCGTCCAACATTGCATCAATTGATTTTGACATTTCTTGTTTTTGCAAAAATGTAGATGCTTTTGTGTTTCATTTTTTCAATGTAGCCTTACCTGTCTTCCGGTGCGTTTATTTTATGGTATTTTGCACCGAGGTACCCGTAACACTTTAAGGTACATGTATCTCTACATAATCGCACTTGGTTTTGATTCTGATAAGACTACACCAACCACATTCGCACGTATTTTGATGCGCCTAATGTATACTGACATGGATGATACCGATTTTATGGTATCATACTATAAAGAACTTGTTGGTGTTGATGCGATAAAAATACAAACAATTGAAATGGAGAATAGTATTTATGGAAAAATTGCCAGTGAATTTGGTTGTATATTCAAAGAATACAAACCATGGAATAAAAACATTTCATCAAGTGTATACTATGAATTCGTCAATTCAAACATTGACGATATTATTACAGACATTTCTGCAAATATTCAAACATTGATTGAATCAAGCCAGAAAATTGCAAAACTAAAAGAAAAATATCACAAAACCGAAGCAAGTTTTGATGAATATCATGCACCACCAATATGTGAATTTACAATGCGACTTGCAGATGCGCCGCATGCAGCAGGTGCACTACATGATGATGAAGAATCTGAAACAATGTTGGATAAATTTTATACGTCTGAATCATTTTATACATCAAGGCCTCGTCCAATCGAAGTTACATTATTTGAAGGTGGCAGTGGCGATCTTTTTGCTGAAGTTGCAACACATGAAGAACATCAATACAAACTATCAGACAGTTATACACGAATCATTCTTACGCGTTCATGTTTTACGAATGATATAAAAATCCGCATTGATGATAAGCTTTGGATTGAATCGCTACGTGACAAAAAATTAGTAAATATTATCCCAGAGGTTGTGCTGTGTACATCATATAAATTTCGCAATACACCAGAAATTAACAATTTATTATCAACATATTTGGCGTTTTTTAGCACAACTGCTAAAAAAACGTTGACTGAGATCCAGGCGCAATTTTTCAAACTGGCTGAATTGCTGGACGATTGTAATAATTTTGCAGAAGAAGGTTATGAATATACGTTATCTGCTAACTTCGCGCAAACAAATTCTACAAAATATGAACATGAAATGCTTGCCAAGTATTCATCTGCTATAACTAACCCAGAATCACAGAAGTTCGATGAACTGTTTACATGTGTTGTTGAATATTTTGCTAAAAACTATATGAAGAAATCTGATAACTCGCTTCCAATTGGATGCATTTATGAAGTGTTTAACAAGTTGTTAAATACACATTTAACCAAAACAATATTTGGTAGGTTTGAGTCACTGAGAACTGGTCGCAATCGTGATATTTTTAACACTGTAATTGCGCATTATTTCGAAAGCAACACAAATCCAAAATGTGTGGTTGATATTTCGCTAATCAAACTTATTGATGCATCATCCCTACTTGAATCTGAATCTGAATATGTACGTTCATTGTATTTTGTTCATACACTTGTACCAGATGCGGCTATACGCGATACTCTACAAACCGAATTAGTTAAGCAGTTTTTCGCGGATTGCATTGAGAAAAATGTCGCTGGTGCAACTATACAATCTCGTGAACTATGGAAATCATTCGTAACGTACATACAAACCATAAATGGTGAAAACATTTTACGTTCTTTTGGTCAAAACGAATTTACCCCCATTTGTAGATCGCTTGGATATATAGTGAAACGAACGGCGGCAGGTATGTCGTGGCAAAATATAAAATTAGAACCAGTTATGAAAGTTTCACACATTGCGCAATCAGACACAACAAAAATCGAAGATTATGCAACTGAACTTGTTAAGGAAATTGGTCGTCGTGGAGGTGTCATTACAACGGATCATGAGCCAATCACGTGGCTTCAGGCGAAGGCTTCTCGCTCATACTAACAGAAGCATCTTGATGATGCAAATCAAGTCTTGACGTTATTTTATGGGTTCTATGTGTTTTAATATATTTAATAATCGCAACAGTTTGGTCTGGTTGCCGCATAGATGCAAAGTAATCACGTAATAATCCTTCTAACATACCATATGAAAGAGTTTGTCCAACATTATTTGTTGACATATGAACGGAACATGTTTTTAGTTTCAGAACAGCTTTTGAAAGCCCGCGAGCGCGCACTGCTTCAATAATTGTGGCAGCTTCAGTTTCGCGCTCTTTACGCAATACTGCTATTTTCTCCATTAGTGCATGTATTTCAGATTCAAGCCGAACCCATGTATTTATATGTGTTGCGAATGTTGATGCCATTTATATTTACTAAATATTAAGCGACTTTTTCGTATCAATTTTTAGACGACACCGCCACCTCTGGTATGCAATAACAATATACCTAAAATCATTAGCATCATAACTATAAGTAGTAAAAATATAACACCTGTAAGAACTAAGTACGGAAAAATTTTCTGAAACAGATGATTGATTAATGGGCCAATAATGTATGTATCAAGTTTTGTGATGTTATCTGGTTCTTGAAAAAAATCGATTGATTTTTGGAAAACTGCATTCAAAATAGCAGCTTTTATCATTTTGCTTGATAATAGTGTTTCTTTAATGTGTTGCAATTCCGCAACAGTTTTTCGGATGTCATGAACAATAATGCATTTGCAAACGCCAAAGAAACTTGAGACTGGAAAATATATATCAACACCACGCCAAGAGATTGGAATTGTTAGCGAAGCATTTTATTATAACAAATGGTATATTTCCAAGCAAACTCAAGATGAAATGAATAAACTTCGTAATTTATGTATTGGTGAATTAGTTACAAATTCATCTCGCTGGTTTACGAAGCAAATGACTGAAGCATCAGTACAACAACGGTTCCAACAAGTTACCAACAAATGGATCGATGCACCAACAGAGTTTCCTACATGGGGATATGAAATGTATCCATATGAAGCGTTTAACATCGGTTCTGCGTATGATTTGAGTAAATACAATGGATGCGAAGTATCAGTTAGATTTGTTCTTGACCATGTAGTATTGACTCCAACAACATTTTATGTTGTGTGGGGTGCTGAACAAATATATGATTTGATTGAAAAAATCGCAATAAGTGAAGAAACTTCGCCACCGGCGGACAAAATCGAGATCGCACAAGACGAAGATAATGCACTTGAAGTTGTTACTGATTTTGCCGAGACAACCGATACTAAAATTATTAAACTCAATCGCGATGCAAATGACGAACGACGCAAGCGTAAAGGAGATATAATTCGAGCTGACATACGAAATTTAATGGAAAAATTAAGAGCAAAACAAGAAGAATATGATTATTATGAAAGTTATCAACATGATACAGATAGTTCGTCTGATGAAGATGAAATGAATAGTGACGATGGCAATGACTGCGAAACCATATAATTTCGATTGTTACCAAATAATAAGATATACTTGTAATATGATGTCTACTAAATCAACATATTTGAGTGCAGTAGCTGTATTAATTGTTGGTGCAATTGTTTACATGTTAGACCCTACTCTTGGTGGTATGATTCGCGGACCTATGAAAGTCCTTCCATCACGTATTCCTGAGGGTTTTACAGATGTTCCAACTGGTGTAGCTGCACCAGCTGAACCTATTGGATATCTTGATGATGATGGTGATGCAGCAGATAAATATTCATCTGTTGCTAAGTTCGACGAAACAATTAACCCAACCGGTGATTCAGGTAATCAGCAGCCAAATGGTTGCTTCCCACGTAAACAACTAACACCGAGTGAATTACTCCCAAAAGACAATAATACCCTATGGGCGCAAATGAACCCTGGTACATCAGGTGACCTTGCTGGTGTAAGTCTTTCAGCGGCTGGTTCACATTTAGGCATACGTACCCAAGGTTCATCAAACAGAAACCCAAATCTACAACTGCGTCCTGACCCAGTGATTCCACAAGTTGCAGTTGGTCCATGGAATCAATCCACAATTCAACCCGATACTATGCGTCGTGGTTTCGAACTGAATTAAGTCGCGCACAAAATTAAATGTCGTTCTTAATTATTACATTTTTAGTTGTACTCTTCGCCGCATATGTTGTATATGAATTATACGGATCGAAAATTAAGTCACAATTTCGCGCAACACTACCAATGATTCGAATTGCTGCCGTTGGCATTGCCGCAATAATCATTTTGTATTTCTATTTCACCGATACTACAATGTTTTTGTCTCTGATGGAAACTGTTGCACCACCAACTGTTTCAAATGCAATGCGAAAGATTTATCCGACAGAACAATCAACAGACGAACAATCAGAAGTTAATGAACAACCTCAAAAATTCAAGCGAAATGTGTCAACTGCGAAGAAAAAACGCGTCGCAGCATCACAAAAATGGCATTGTGCAATTTGTCAACATATGTTAGATGAAACATACGAAGTAGATCATATACTTGCACTCAAAGATGGTGGTTCGAATGAAATCGATAATTTACGTGCATTATGCAGACCATGTCATGCTAAAAAGACCGCTGAGGAATCTTAGATTGACTAAAAGCTATCCATAATGTAAAATGGATTTATCAGAATTTCTAAAACCAACGGCAACTGTTGCAGCAATACCATTTTCATTTGCATCTGATTCAATCGCTGCCGCTACATCACCTATTACTGGTCTATTTAATTCATCTTCTACAAAAAAAGCCGCATCAACGTTCCCACAGAAAATCGCCGGATGGTTTTTTATTTTAGCAATTATTTTGGCAATTATTTACGTAGTTTCACTATTCATTAGAATACCAGGCATTTCTGGTCCAACATTACCAAGAACGGGTGCGATATTGTGGACCGGACCTGAAATATATACGGCAGATGCAAACATTAATATGTCTGGCAATGCAAGCAGTTCAATTACGTCGATTGATTCGGCGCGATACACTGTTTCAATGGAAATTTCCATCGTAAATCCGTTTGCAAATTTAACGTCCAATAAACATGTTTTTCATCGTGGAAGCCCTATATTAGATGCAAGTGGACGCGATATAGCGGCGTTGAACCTTCAAACACCTCAAAACTTACCTATTCCAGTATCAACAACCGGTATTATGAATCCAGCAATCTTCATTCCAAGTGGTTCAACAAATACTATAAAAGTGTTTATTCAAGATGCATCTCACCAAGAAGTTGCAGCAGTATTAATTGATGGTTTACCAGTATACAAATCTTTTCGTCTTACAATTGTTGTGTCAGACCATATTATGGATGCATATGTTAATTGTAAACTGGTTAAATCTGTGTTTATTAATGGAACGATACCAACGTCTACACCAACAAACGTATGGGGGCACATCGGAACCGATTTTCAAGGAATTGTTGGTGCAATAAGGTATTACCCTGAAGCATTTACAGCGCGTCAGGTCAAATTGCTTTGTAATATGACACCCACATTGAAAAATTAAATAGAATAAATCGTGCATGCACGATTTACCGTAGACTACCGAAAGCCGGCCCTGCAAAAAGAATCGGCAAAGCCGATTCTTTTTTTGAGAATTTTCCGCTTTAGCGGAAAATTCTGTTCCGAAAGTTTTTGGTACATTTCGTGCCAATTTCCAGCAAAGCTGGAAATTGGCTTAATTCAAAAACTGCTTTGCAGTTTTTGAATTCATTCGCGAAATGTGCAAGACCTGTCCACCTTTGGTGGACAGGTCTTTTAACCTCGTTCTGGCAAAGCCAGAACGAGGTGTATCTTAATTTCGGAACGGGCCGGTATTCTGGAATAATTTTTCAACAGCACGTTGAAAAATTAAATGCAACAAATTAGATAAATGGATGGTGGAATAACAGTAGTTGGTGTTATAGCTGGCATCATTTTGGCATTTGTGTTCTATGGTGTTTATAAGGGAACAGTTTCCAAAGCAACACAACAAGCCAGACCATGGTATGTTCCAATTGTTTGGATACTAACAATTATTGTTTTAGCTATTATAGTCTACATATTCAAGATAGCGCTCACAAGTTCTTCAACAAATACTACGGGATTATCGTCCTCATTTACAAGCAAATTAACTGCAGCTTTTGCATTAGTTCTGCATAAAGCATCTGAATTAGTTAAAAATCCAACATTTCAAATGATACTTCTTGTTATTGCTCTTACGACCGCAGTTGTGTACATTGTTAATCCATCAACATTTTATAGTTCATTTGCACCAGTAATATGGAATGGTCCATTTCCAATTGCAACACACGCATATGTAGCATCAGACCATGAAATACCGAGATCTTTATCAAGTTATGAAAGTACATATTCGTTTTTTGCATATGTTGAAACAGACAGTGGATTAGCCGATCCATCTGCGCCTATTTCATTAGTAAAACGTGCGGGAATGTGGGATATTAGTGTTTTACCTACAAAAGGCCAAATATTACTAACTGTAAATTATCCACATGATACAGGATTATCTCCGTCACAAATCATTGTAAACGGATTTCCTGTTCAAAAATATACATTTATTTCGCTTGTAATTCGTGGAATAGATGTTAAACTATATGTAAATGGTACGTTAGTAGGCGGACAAACAATTAACGTATTGCCAGCCTATATTAATTCACCGTTAACAGTTGGTCAATCATTGATGCGTAATTCGGGTTCTGTACGACTAATTGGTTATTGGCCACAAGCATTAACACCTGACGAAATTGCTAAAGCATATAATACTGCACTAATTACACTTGGAACGCCATCGCCATCTCCATATGATTCTGGCGATTCGGTTTTGCAAAATTTCCGCAAATTTAAGACAAAAGTCTGCATCGGAGATTTATGTTCGTATTAGATAATAAAATGGCAATTGCCGATATAGTAGCTTCACGCCCGAGTTTGATTCGGAATGGAATTATTGTAATAGTTGTTGCGCTTATTGCCTACATTATTTACTATTATGTTGTTAGTCCAGCAATTTTTGGCAAAGATACCACTCGCGCACATATGATTCCCTTAACAAAAGCTGTAAGCGGCACAGATGCATCTGGATGTGCTACAGTATATGATAAATTGCAACTATCACCTTGGTATACCGGAGGTGAATATACGTTATCAACATGGCTGTACATCGATGATTGGAATGTAAATGCTGGTAATTATCGCCATATTTTCTCATTGGTTTCGGGCAATCGAGTTCTTATGTACGCAATTCTAAATCGTGTTTCTCCAACGCTAATTATTCGTACATGCGATCAATCAACTGATATTAGTATGCGGCCAGATTTGAGTTTATGTGGATTCAACCAACTTATGACTACACCAAATCAAATTTTGGATAATCAATCGGTCGGTCCAGTGGGCGTTGCAATGTGTGATGTTGACAATATTGATATTCAACGCTGGATGTTCCTAACTATTGTTGCCCGTGGTCGCATTATTGATATTTTCATGGATGGTAAACTTGTTCGTGAATGTGTATTACCAAACATTCCAGCATCTAATCCCGATTCGCTATTCCTGCGTGTTGGTGCATCGCCCATACTAACAACCGCTGGATGTGTAGCGCCATCTGCTGCAACAACGTTCCCATCTATTGGTGGTTACATATCAAATCTGCAAACATATAGCAAAGCTCTGGCGCCAGATGCAATTGTATCAGCATATGAAGCTGGGCCGCAAGCACCAACTGGTGGATGGCTTTCGAGTTTCTTGCGAATTTTCACGGTTACAATTACATTTTCAAACTCAGATGGAACAAGCAATTATACCATGAAACTTTAAAACTGTTAAAACTTTAAATGCGTAATAATTAATAAAATGGAATTTGCAACGGTTGTTACTGGCACAAGCACAGTAGCACAAATCGCTTTTGCTGTGCTTATCATTTTAGCATTGATTATTGTAATCTCAACGACCGAGACACTTGTAAATTGGTTTACAAAAGTAGGAAATCTTGCGGTTGATCTAATTCCAAATACGGTCGGAGCAACAACCATGAAACGTATTCCACAAAATCCATCAACAAGTGGCGCAATTACGTTACATCGTTCCGATAACGAATTAAGTGGTTTAGAATTTTCATATGTAACATGGTTATATGTTGATCCAGCTACATTTTCATCTGACCCTTCTACGCCACAACATACATTAAAACATGTATTCCACAAGGGAACAAATGGTATGTTTCCTCTAATGGCACCAGGTGTATTTGTTACTGCAACCACAAATCAACTTGTTATTTATATGAATTCGTTCGATAAATGGAATAATACCATAACTGTTAGTAATTTACCTGTTCAAAAATGGCTGCATCTTGCAATCGTTGCCAAAGGTAAAACTGTTGATGTTTACATTAATGGTAATATTGTTGCACATAAAGTATTGGCAACATATCCTAAACAAAATTATGGTGACGTATTTTTCTTCAATTCTCAGTCGAAGGTACTTGGTCCCGATAACACCACTTCTCCAGAGCATCCACGAGTATTAGGACCGTTTTCCGGCAGTATTTCTCGCGCAAGATATTATTCATATTCGTTGACATTTGCTGAAATTAGAACGCTACTAAGTGAAGGACCATCGACGAAAGTTGACACAGCAAGTCAAGATATTCCACCATATATGGCAGATAATTGGTGGGTTAGCACATATACCGCGCCGTCAGCCTAATAATCTCTGCAGCAAGTAAATTCGATGAATTCAACTGTTGCATCAGTTAATCAGCCTTCATTTGTTGCCATATCACATTTCACTTCACCATTATCCGCCGGTAACATGAATACTAATGCAGTAGCATCTAACTGGCTTTCATATATATTAATTATTTTTGTTGGAATGATTATGTGTGTGGTTGGAATTATATATTGGTATGGTTTAGCACCATCACCGGCACCTCCAGTACCTGAGTCGAAATATTGGTGTTACATTGGAAAAGATGCAGGCAAAAGGATGTGTATAGAATTAAATCGAGCAGAACAATGCGGAACTGTCACGACATACTCAACCGCAGATGAATGCATTCGCGCAATCGCTTAAATACTAAGTCATTTTAACTATTAATGAACGAAACGCTTGGATTTTTAGGTATTAGTACTGGAATTACTGCTTTACTATGTGGTTCTCTTACATATACAAATAAACACAATCTTAGCCAATTAACACACGTAAAACCCATTGCATGTGCAACTGCGGGTGATTATGTTTATTGTACTGGATGCATTATTGCAGATAAAAAGCGATTATTAACTGCCAGTCAATTCAAATATTACCCTGCGGTTGATATATATAAAACTACAAAATCATATGAATATGTTATTAATCCAAACTATTTTGGTATAGATGCAAAATTAAAGAAAGTTAATTATGAACATTTCAAAGTACCATTTACACTTGATTCATACAAAGTACATGTTCCTTTTGCGCCGAATTTTCCAACAATCAAAAATACTTGGTATGTTCAGAAACCGATTGGATATGAATATGTGACAACATCTGCCATAGTTGAAGGAAGTTGTGCGACAGCAATTGGTAAACTTGTCAATAACACAATTGAACAACATCCGACTGCTGCATCTTTTGTTACACATAAAACACTTGAAGAACTGTCAGCTGAATATGAATACAATGCTAAATACTATAAAATCGCGATGGCTATATGTGGCATTGCTGCAGTTGCATGTTTGATTGGTGCGTCGTTTGGACGCAATAATTGAAACAAAAATGTGAAACAATCGTACAAAGTAAAATGTTTGAATTCCTCATTTTTGTATCTATAATTTACGTTTTAACTAACATATTATATTATGTTTCAAAAACCAACCTGGCATCATATTGTGCTATTCCAGAATACAGGATTGACCAATTAGATAGCCTTCAGCCTGGAACTCTTATTAAGATTCGTGGCACTATTGCAAAACTGCATGATACAGACCAAGGACTACTTTATGAACATCACACCATATATAGAAATAATTCCTTAGTATCTTCATATGAGAACAAAACAAATATGGCTCTTGTTGCAGATGGAGTAAAAATCGGCCTACATAATATTCCTTTTAGATCCGATTTTAATTATGTCATATCATCAACATATAATAATGAACTTGAAACTTCATTCACACTCTCTAAAAAATTTAATTTCAAAATCAAACCGAAACTAGTTACGCATTTGCATAACATTGAATCAGTTGCGGAACGCACGCCTATTTATGTAATCGGAATGTTAACATCTGGAAATATGTTATTAATGTCAACAAATTCAAATTGTGGCATTTATTCATTATCTATTGAAGCAGATACAGAATTAAAAACGAATCACATGAAAACATATGAATTTGCACGCAAATGTGTAGGATATGCTACATTATTCACAGCAGTACTATGGATTTTCTTTTAGTCTGCTGATTTGTCCAATGAAATAAACATTTGAATTAGTTTTTCATCACCTATAAAACTATGTTTTACACGTAGTTCTGCATATGATTTTGTTGTAGACAAAATAGTATAAATATCAATTGCATCATATCCTGATGCAAAATCATCGAGTAATTTTTTCCATGAATTCTCACCTGAACCTGCTGGATACAATGCTGTACTATCGTATTCATCGGCTGCCGTTAATAGCTTCTCACAATCTTTAATTACAAACACAATTGTGGAGACATCTGCATCTTGTGCTTCTTTGATAGTGGACTTGTGTGCAATTACGGTAAACGGTTTGGTTGGATCGAATTCAACAATCCAACATTTTCCCTTTTTAGCGAAGTCTTCACCGATTTTATTTTGTTGCGCAGTTGTTGCACCCGTTACAAGCAAATTACATCCACCAGTTCGTGTAGCGCAAGCAGATGCATCTGCTATAATTTTAGAGTCAAACATTGGTTTTGATACCCGTGGTTTCGGGAGTTCAATCATTTCTACATTGTACCATTTTGTCGGTGCAAGTGAAAGACGTTTTACATTCACGATGGCAACTGCCGTTTCAAATGGAGATGCAGTGTCTCGCGAAACAGTTTTTGGTAGTTTTGCAGCGGCCGCAGCCATTGTAGTTAAATTCGTTAAAAAAGATTTTGTGGCATTTCAGTTTTTACATGTATTTCATTGTAATACCCAATACCCGACTAATTGATGCCATTTGTGATGGCGTTGGTTGCATCCTACCACTCTCAATCTGATTGATAGTATTTGTCGGGAAGCTGCATGCCGTATTTAGTTGTACTTGTGTGAGTTTACGTTCAACACGTGCAGCAATCATTGCCTTGCGACAATCTGGGTCAAGTTCTTTTGGTTTTACCATTTCCTCGCGGTCAAGTTTTGCCGCATGAGCGGCAGATGCACTCATTTTGCTACCACCACCAGATGTAGAAGATTTACGGCCAATACTACCGCCGCCAATAGCCATTGCACGGTCATCTTTTACTGGAACGTCTTTGCTTGAACTCATTTTTATGTGATAATTACAATAAATTACAATAAATTACTATGTTTCAATTCGAGAGTCTTTTGACCACCGTGGCAGCACATTTTTTGCCACATTTGCTTATGTAAAAACGATAAAAATACGCAAAAATTGCAAAAACACTGACTAAAATCAATAATTTAATTATAATTGAGTAAAATAAACAGTCCCCGCTAAATCCTTCCACGTGCGCTTGTTGTCTAATGGTATCAACTTTCACATCATCGGCAGATTTGCGTGAACCATCTGGATTGAAAATTTTCGGTGTTGCATCATATTCTTCACGTGTAATATCGCGTTTTCGCATCCATCGTGCTTGATGTGGCATACCGTTTTTAGTAGAATCCGGTGTTAACCATTTTGAACCACCTCGTGATACTATTTTACCAGATGCATCACCAACTGGTAAGTCTACTAATTCGCATTCACAATAACCTGTATCGTTGAGAGCCGCGTTAATTAGTGGCATTGGATTAAGCGCAATTTCGGCATCTTCGGCCATTCCTGGCGCCAATCCGCGTAACGCAGGCAATCCTTGTGCAGCAATTTCGTCTTTAACGAATTTTCCAAGTGCGTCCCCTTTAGGAACTGTATCTACATATTCATACCGTCGAGCGCCATTTGAACATATAAATCCTGTATCCATAAAATATCGAATACCAAGTGGTTGCATAGGTCGGCCTTTGTTCAATCCAGTACCTTCACCAAACCCAATTGCATCTACATAGTAATTTACACCACGAATATTATCATATACTTGTGAAAATGAACTGCCATATTTAACACCAATCGCACTTGGTGGTAATAATTCTTCCGAATAATTATAGTTTGGTGGTTCTTCTGGTTTTTGTTGACCAGACATGTTACATTATATATCTTTAAAATAAATGCCAAATATTGTGTTGACAAATTTGCTTGGTTCAATTGTTAAAGATGCTAATGTACCAGCACTTATCCATATTTTTGGACAGTGGCTGCAGGCGGTGGAAAAATGCGTTACACGCGTAGAAATCAGCAGCAACAACGTGTGAATAAAGTACGCCGAACTTGTAAAACACTGCATGTTTTACGCAAAACATGCAAAACACGCAAAACACGCAAAAACTAAACACTTTTTATTGACTTAATCCATTTTTTCCCCCGTAATTTTCATAATTTAATCAAAAATTGAAACATGCTAAATCACATAATATTTACTGATATATTGTTGAAAATGCCCGGAAAAACATCCGCATCAAGTCTTGTTGCATCAGTATGTTGGAACGCTCAGAATGAAGAGCGGGCTACGTCTGATCCAACGCCCGATGTTAGTGCAGGTGCGGTTGCTGTTATGATGGCAACCCTCCAGGCAGTTCTAAATGCACACAGTGCTGGTGATCTTGACCTTACTGATGATACTACACTGGACAGTCTACTCGCTGTTCTTGACGCTCATTTTGCTGACGCACCACCGATGGCTCCTTCTAAAGGAGTTGTTTTAAAAGGTGTTTCGATGGCTAAAAAGGCAGTTGTAAAAGATTCAGACAGCGATAGCGATTCAAGCATTGATCCAGACGAAGTAATTCATCCAAGTGCTAAGAAGAAATTCTACAAAATCGCTGCCGTAAAGGCTGATGATGATGATGTTGCCGATGATGATGCTGTAGATGATGATGCTGTAGATGATGATGCTCCTGCAAAAGCTGCGCCTGCAAAAGCTGCGCCTGCAAAAGCTGCGCCCGCAAAAGCTGCGCCCGCAAAAGCTGCGCCTGCAAAAGCTGTGCCTGCAAAAGCTGCGCCTGCAAAAGCTGAGCCTGCTAAGGCTGTTGCTGCACCAAAATCAGCGGCAAAACCAGTTACCCCAAAACCAGTTGCATCTGCAGGTAAGCCAAAAGCTGCCGGAGATGCGCCTAAGAAGCCTGGACGCCCACTAAAAGCTGCCGCATAATTAGAACATTTCACATTTTTAATTTTGCACTAAAAATGAAAACCTAACGATTAAATTGTCAAATTCCATACAAACCTGTACAAAGATGGCGATTGGCTTGGCTGATCCAGTTCACGGACCGGATACGGCCGAACTTTTGGCGCGCATTAGCGCAATAAACTGTCGCGAAAAATGGATAAAATCGATATGTATAATTTTTAGGAGTACGTTAGGCGATGTATTAAATCTGTATATTCTGAAATATGGATATATTAAAATGGCTTCCATACTATAAAAAGTATCGGCTACAATATTAGTTGATATCGATTTAATCCATTTTCGGTGTCCGTAATATGTTATGTATTTCAGATTTGGATATAACAAGTCTTTCTGAACTACCTTAAACACTTGAAGTATTAGAATGTCAAAATACAAAATTGCATATTCTTCCCAAACTACCTGATACACTTAGATATTTAGATTGTTCAAACACACAATTGAATAAACTGCCAGATCTGCCTGAAACGCTTAAAACTTTAAGATGTCAAAAAACACATTAAGTGTTCTTTCGAAGCTGCCCGAAACACTTATACATTTAAGATGTTCAAATACCCAACTAAGTGTTCTTCCGTGCCTGCCTGACACACTTATATATTTAGATTGTTCACATACACCTTTAAGATATTTGCCAAAACTGCCTAAATCACTTAAAACATTAATTTGTGATAACACGCGACTAAGTATTCTTCCAAAGCTTCCTAAAACACTTACATATTTAAACTGTATGCGAACACAAATAAGTATTCTTCCAAAGCTTCCTGAAACACTTAAAGAATTTTATTGCAGACATGCGCCATTAAAAATTAAACGTAATGATGGTGAAAGTATTGCTGACTATAGTAAACGATGGGATGACTGGCGCGCTGAACAAGCATTCATCAAACGTTGCAAAGAAAAATGTCTGATAATTAGAAACGAACTATTTGACATTGCAGGCTAATAACCTAAAATTGAAGAATATTTTAAAATTTTTTAACAGATGCAAAGATGGCGTATGGACCTGATACGGTTAAACTATTGTCGCGCATTAGTGCGATTGATGATGGAATATTAGGGGTCTCTTGGTTAAATATAACAAGTCTTCCAGAGTTGCCTGAAACACTTACGGAATTATATTGTGAAAATACACAACTAAGTGTCCTTCCGAAGCTGCCTGAAACACTTACACATTTGTATTGTAATAATACACAACTAAGTGTACTTCCGAAGCTGCCTGAAACACTTAAAGAATTAAGTTGTTCAAATACACAACTAAGTGTACTTCCGAAGCTGCCTGACACACTTACACACTTATGGTGTTGGAATACACAACTAAGTGTCCTTCCGAAGCTGCCCGAAACACTTATAATGCTTGATTGTTCAAAAACACCTTTAAAACTTTTACGCAGCGATGACGAAAGTATTGCTGACTATAGTAAACGATGGGATGACTGGCGCGCTGAACAAGCATTCATCAAGCGTTGTAACAAAAAATGTTGGACAATTAGAGATGAATTAGCAGATGTTCCGGATTATTGAAAGGTAACTTAAGACTTTTTAACAGATGCAAAGGATGGCGTATGGACCTAATACAATTGAACTTTTATCGCGCATTAGCGCGATTGATGATGGATATTTAGATGTTTCATGGTTTAACGTAACAAGTCTGCCGGAATTACCTGAAACACTTACACATCTATTTTGTGGAAATACACAACTAAGTGTCCTTCCGAAGCTGCCTGAAACACTTAAAGAATTATATTGTGGATATACACAACTAAGTGTCCTTCCAAAGTTGCCTGAAACACTTACGGAATTATATTGTGGAAATACACAACTAAGTGTCCTTCCGAAGCTGCCTGAAACACTTACACGGCTTAATTGTTCAAATACACAACTAAGTGTCCTTCCGAAGCTGCCTGAAACACTTACACATTTATGGTGTTATAATACACAACTAAGTGCACTTCCGAAGCCGCCTGAAACACTTACATTGCTTAATTGTTCAAATACACAACTAAGTGTCCTTCCGAAGCTGCCTGAAACACTTACATATTTAGAGTGTTCAAATACACAACTAAGTGTCCTTCCGAAGCTGCCTGAAACACTTACACGTTTATATTGTTCAAATACACCTTTGAAAATTCAACGCAATGCAGGTGAAAGTATTGCTAACTATAGTAAACGATGGGACGCCTGGCGCGCTGAACAAGCATACATCAAGCGTTGCAAAGAAAAATGTCGGGCAATTAAAGATGAATTAGCAGATGTTCCGGATTATTGAAAGGTATCTTAAGACTTTTTAACAAATGCAAAGGATGGCGTATGGACCTAATACAATTGAACTTTTATCGCGCATTAGCGCGATTGATGATGGATATTTAGATGTTTCATGGTTGAACGTAACAAGTCTTCCGGAACTGCCTGAAACACTTACATTGCTTAATTGTTCAAATACACAACTAAGTGTCCTTCCGAAGCTGCCTGAAACACTTACATGGCTTAATTGTTCAAATACACAACTAAGTGTCCTTCCAAAGCTGCCTGAAACACTTACGGAATTATATTGTGGAAATACACAACTAAGTGTCCTTCCGAAGCTGCCTGAAACACTTAAAGAATTATATTGTTTAAATACACAACTAAGTGTCCTTCCGAAGCTGCCTGAAACACTTACACATTTATGGTGTTATAATACACAACTAAGTGCACTTCCGAAGCTGCCTGAAACACTTACATTGCTTAATTGTTCAAATACACAACTAAGTGTTCTTCCGAAGCTGCCTGAAACATTAACACATTTAGGTTGTGAAAATACGCAACTAAGTGTTCTTCCGAAGCTGCCTGAAACACTTACGGAATTATATTGTGGAAATACACAACTAAGTGTCCTTCCGAAGCTGCCTGAAACACTTACATGGCTTAATTGTTCAAATACACAACTAAGTGTCCTTCCGAAGCTGCCTGAAACACTTACATGGCTTAATTGTTCAAATACA